GTGAGAATCCGCCTACGGACTCAGTCCACCGAGGAACTCTTTCGTGTCCGTGAGAATGCCATCGATGAGGCGCGTACCCGCGCCAACAATCTAGCTCTCTACCTCGCCCGCGCCAGGGCCCGCGACTTCAGAGACAACCACGACTACGTCCGCGCCCGTGTCCTCGCCCGCGCTCGCGACCTCGCTCGCAACCTCGCCCGCGACCTCGCCCGCGACCCCGTCCTCGCCCGCAACCGCGACCCCTACTTCGACCGCCCCCCCGTCCTGCCCCGCGACCCTGCCCGCGCCCGCACCCTCGCCCACGACCTCGCCCGCGCCCGCGACCTCGCTCGCAACCAAGAGCGCTTCCACAGCATCGGCCGCTCCCACGGCATCGTCCGGTCCCGCGACCTGGGCAGGGCTACCAAGGAAGCCCAACGCATAATGTCCTGCCTCGATACCGCCGCACAATTGGACGCCAAACTCCAAGTCCAGCGGACGAGCAGAATCGCGGGGCTTCTCATCGAGTTGAATGTGCTGCTACTTCCTTGCCAGCACCGTACCCGCTACCGCCGGGAGTTCCAGGCGGAGCTCCGAAACCTCTCCGATGCCGAAGCTGACCGCCGATCTCGGGTCATGTATGCGGTTCGCCAACTCTCCCATGTGTGGGCGTTGCGGGCGTCGCTGCTGGCCCCCGGCGAGCCTCGTATATTTCGCTCTTATCGCCTGGCCTGCTGGATCCTAAGATCCGAATGGCGGACTTGGGGGCTGCTCGGTCCCCTCATGGCCCTGGCCGCCGTCAACGTCTTCCTTCAGCAGGGCTGGGGTAGCATCTTCTGGGCCCTGCCGGGAGTCGTCACTTTTTACGCCAGCGTCGAGTGGCTCCGGAAGCGCTGGGGGGTAAGCGTGAAACGGCGAAGCCAGACGGGTAGCTCCAGTTCCGAATGAGCATTCAAAAGAAGCCCCCGTCAACCCGAAATCGGGTTGACGGGGGCTTCAAGCCGGGTGCCGATCAGCGCGAGTAGTCGTACGGCTGACGCTGCGCGTAGGTGGGGGTCTTGGTAGATCCAAGCAGGATGCCAAGAGCGGGCCAGCGCTGCTCCAGAGCCCGAAAGACGCCGTAGTACAGGCCGGTGCCGAGCACGACCGCGCCAGCGCTGATCTGCTCGGCAGTAACGCCCTCGATGGCGATGCCGCGAAGGGCGAGCCACCCGAGGATGCCTCCGACGAGCGACGGCACGACGGTGCGCCACAGGCTGAGAAGCCACTGATGAAACATGATCACTCCTAGAAATGCGAAGCCCCGCGACCTGCGGGGCGGTAGAGCGGGCGGGCAGAGCGGTGCCTAGTTCGCCTCATCGATCAGGCCTGGCACGCGCTGCTCGGTCGGCTCGTCGCCGAGGGCGTCTTCGGGGCTGGTCCAGTCGTCCGTCCAGGGCTTGGGCTGGGGGGGCTTGGGCGGCGTTGCCGTTCTGGTCTATGTCAGGCGACCTTGAGCAGCGCTGCCCACGTGCGGGTGCCGGTCCGGCCGGCCTCGCCACTGAGACCGGCGGCCTTCTGGAACTCGCGTAGCTGCTTGTCGTGGTGTCGGGTGAAGACGGTGCCATCCACCGTCGTCGGTACGGGGTAGCCGCGGGCCTCCAGCAGGCAGGTCAGGGTCTTGACGTGCCAGCCGGTGAGCGGCTTGTCGCCGTCGTAGTAGAGGGCGGGCAGCTTCTTCACGATCTCCTCCATCCAGTCGCGTTCGGGCTTCGGCTTGGGCTGGGAGGGTTTGGTGGGCTCCTCGTACGGCGGGCACCAGAAGCCAGCGATAACGCTTGCGGATCGGACACGACGGCGGCAGGCGTCGCCAGTGTTTCCTTCGATGGTCTGGATTCTGCCGTCGCCCAGGTTTCGCTCGACGATTCCGACGTGGTCGATGGCGCCGATGGTGTTGGTGCCGGACCAGTCGAAGAACACGATCGCGCCTGGCCGGGCGTGCTTGCGGAGGTTGTCGGCCGTGCCCGCAAACCACCGGCGCAGTTCCTTGCCGTCTTGCGCGTGCCAGACCGTGTAGGCCCGGTCACCGCGGGGCAGCACCGCCGGGGCGTTGCTGGAGCGTCGCGCCCACTCGGTCACGCTCATGTTGCACCAGGGCGCGGTGAGGAAGGCAGCGCCGTGCCGGGTAGCGTACGCGCGGGTGATGCCGTTCGGCCGGCCCTGCGTACCGAGGGTCGCGCGGGCGGCGGCCAACATGGCGTTGACGCTCATTCGGGTGCTCCGTCCTCGTCGTGGGGGTCGCCTTCGTAGGTGCCGGTCAGCGGGTTGAGGACGTAGCCCAGGCCGCGCAGCACCTGCTCTTCGTCAGGCTCTGTCGGGCCCCATGGCCTCAGGTCCACGCCCGCGGCCACGAGCTGTTCCTCGGTCGGTTCAGACATTGCTCACCTCCTGTACGGGGTCGAGGAGAAGCCACTCGGCGACGGTGAGCCCGAACGCCGAGGTCGGTACATGAATAGGGAGGACAGCGGGCACAACGAGAACGCCGCCGTCTGTCGGAAAGATCGTCATTCGGGAGGAGGCGTACCTTCCGCCGTCTCGCCCGCTCCGGCTCCCCCGCGTAGGCGCTCGACCGGTAGCAGTGCCTCGCGGTGCTGCTGAAGGTGGGAAGCCAGTCCGTCCTCGACTCGGCGCACTCCCTGCTCGACCCTGTTGATCGCATCACGCAGTGAGGAGCCGTGATTGGGCTTGAGCTCCGCCTCGATCAGCGCCACCCGTTCGGCGAAACCCGGCCTGAACGGCACGCCGGGCCGCGCTTCCTCACCGTTCCAATCATCCAAGAAGTGCGACAGACGACGCAGTCGGCGAGCCAGGCCGGTCACTGCTCGCGCGAGGAGTCCGAGGGCACCGCCGACGATCGTGACGGTGACGAAGAGGTCCAGCCAGAGGATGCCCGTCACCCGCTCACCTCCACGCCCGACCATGGCTTACGGCCCGCGAAGGTCATGGCTGGCTTCGACGTGATCGTGACAGGTGTGAACCCTTGACCGCGGTCACGGTTGCGGGCCACCGCGAGCTGCCGTGCCTGGACGCGGATGGGGTCCAGGCGGGCTGCACGAACCGCTGCGAGCGGATCGTCCGGCAAGGTCACGCTGATGCCCAGGTAGTCGACCACACCCTGCCGGACCTGCTTCGTCTCTGCGTCCAATCTGGCGCGGTGGGTTTTCACCGCGTTGATGCGTTCCAGGTGCGCCTGCCTGCGCACCTCGTCGCTGACACCTGGAGTCCAGACGGTGGGCAGTCCGTGGATGTCGGCCAAGATCTTCGCGGCCCGCGGATCGGTGAACGCCAGTGGATCATCCAGTGCTGGGATCCACGGCTCGTGCAAGATCACGTCCAGGAGCGTTTCCACGTCGTCGTGGTCAATGCCGTACTCCGCAGCCCGCCACTCCAGCGCGGTGTGCGGGAAGATATGGATGTGGGCGTGCCCTTGCTCATCGACGCGGCTCACACCCCACAGCGGGTCGGCGCCATCACGGGGTGGTGCAACTGCCGCGTTCTGTTCGCCCTCCATGAAGTCGGTGGGGGTGTAGCCGAGCTCGGAATCCCACACCTTCCACATCTCAACCGTCAATGCGTTCACGCTCCTTGCACGCAGGAATCGCCGACCCGCGGCTCACGCTGAGCCCGGGTGGCGGAAGGACCAGAAGTAGAAGGCTTTGCCCGAATAGACTCCGCCGCCAGAGGACCAGCCGATCGAGAACCCGGAAGGGCTGGAGGCGTCCAAGCACCAATAAAAGTTCGGAGTGGTCGCGCCATCGCGCACCACCGCGACGGGCCCCATGTTGCCGGCCATATACGGTCCGTACGTGATCGTGACGCCGACGTAGCCGGAGGAAACGACGCCTGATCCGGCGCAGATCGTTTCGTAGGCGCTGGAGGTGGTGAACTCCCAGACCCTGCCCTTCATGGTCCATTTGCCAGCGCCGTCGAACAGGATCGACGCCTCGGTGGAGGAGCTACCGGCGCTGTAGCCGTATCGGGCGTAGCTGGAGGCGATGTCCAAGCCGCCGCCGGACTGTCCGCCACCGCTACTGATCATGCCGAGCCTGATCAGGCTCGAGTTCACTCGCAGCTCGGCCCGCTGCGAGAACGACGTGTTCGTGGTGATAGCCACTGCGGCTTCGCCGCCCGAGTCTTCCGCGTAGACGCGGGAGTAGTTCGACGATCCGGACGGGTAGAACCGCAGGTCGAGCGTGCTGCTGTCGAGAACGAACCTGCGCCCGGTGGCCGAGCTCCGGATGACGGGGCCGGTAATGACCTTGCCGTTGAGCGCGTCGGCGTCGATCTTCGCAGCGGTGATGGACCCTGCCGCGATCTTGTCCGCAGTGACCGCGTTGGCTTTGATATGCGCCGCGTCGATCGCACCCGCCACGATCTTGTCGGCGCTGATGGCGTTCGCGGCGATCTTCCCCGCGTCGATGGCGAGCGCCTGGATGAGGCCGCCAGTAATTGATCCAGCGACTATCTTCGCGTTGGCCGGGATGGAGCCGGTGATGATGTGCTCGGCTCCGTTGATGATCTCGCCGATCATGTCCGAATTCACAAGCGGTTTCGCTTGCGACATGACGTGAGCTGATGCGCCGCTGAGATTGCCGGACCTGTCGATCGCGACCAGCCAGAATTCCCGGTCAACGCTGTACGGCTGGCCGGGCACCACGGCGGTGCCCGCGCGTTCGAGCCACTCGACCTGCTGGCCCTCATCGCTGAGGTCCAGCGGATCCCGCATCATGATCAAAACGCGGGCGAAGTCCGTGGGCATGCCAGTGCCCGCGCTGGTGAACCCGTCCCACGTGATCCGGAAGATCCCGATTCGGCTGTCGACGACCGGCGCGGACGGGCCCGGCGGCGGCGTCTCGTCGTCCGGGATGGTGATCACCGCCGTGCCCGCGACCACGCCTCGCGTGCCCTGGTTGGTGGCACGGACCCCGAACTGCCAGCGAGTCTTGGGCTCCAGCGGCGAGTAGCTGACGCTTGTGCCGGTGGTCGTGGCCAGGACGCGCATCGCGCCCGTGCCCGGCGGGGTCTGCCCGACCAGCTCGTAGCCGTCGACCGTGAGCGGCGTGCCGTTGACGTCGCTGGTCACGCCGACCCACGAGACGGTGATCTGCCCGTGGGCGTATCCCTCGTCATCCAGGTAGGCGGCCGGGTTCACGAGGAGACCGGTCGGGGCTGCTGGGACGCGGTTCTCGTTGTCCCCTCCGGGATCCCCGCCGTTGCCCCCGCCGGAGACGCCGCCGTTGAGAATGCCGGCGGCCTGGCGGGCGAGCTTGATCTCCCTCTCCAAGAACCTGTCGTTCAGCGTGAGGTTGCCGCCCACGACGCCGTCGTCACCGCGCGACAGCGTGATCTGCCGGATCCGCAGCGGCTCGGGCTTGCCCTCCTCCCCCGGCGCCCGGATGGTGTCGCCCGGCCGATAGTCGACCAGCGGCAGGAATCGTGCCTGCTGCGGCTTGATCTGGCGGGTGAACTGCACCCGCTCCCGGCTCGCGCGCTCCAACGCCTGACCAGCAAGCAGCCGGGCGGTGCCCTCGTCCTTGACGCCGCCCTGCTGCTGGAATGCCTCCCACCGGCCCCACGGCGCGACAGCGGCCGGGTTGGTGACCTCGACTCGTAGCCCTTCCTCGCCAACGACGAGGATCGCCGATGCGGCGTCTTCGAGCGTCGCGTCGTCAGGGGCCTGGTCGATGTCGCGGCCCAGGATCAGCTCGACCGGCGCCGGTCCGGCGGCCAGTTGGCGACCCAACGCGGTGCCCTCGTTGTAGACCTGCAGAACGCGACCGGTCATCTGCCAGTCGCATACGCCCTGCTCAGACAGGTTGATGAGGAGCTGGAGGAGGTCGGTTCCGGGCTCCAGGCCGATCGTCAGCTCTGCCGACCACGGCTGGCCGGCAGAGTCGTGCGTGGCTGTGAAGTCCACGACCAGGCCGGGAAGGGTTCCGCGGCCGGACCCCTCGGCGATCAGCGTGGTGAGGATGCGGCCGACGCGGACGGCGTTGAACTGGCGCTTGCCGTCGACCATGTCGAGTGACGGGTAGAGGACGAGCTTGCGCAGCATCCACGCCCATCCGGGCAGCGAGAATCGCTGTGCGCCGGTCTGGTCGGTCGCATCTCCTGACCTTTTGATCCTCAGGAACCTGCCGTTGGCGGCCTCGCTCCACGCGCCGCCGTCCACGCTGTACTCCAGCGCAACTTCGCACGGCTCTCGCAGCCAGGCCGCGCCTTGAGCGTGGGCGGTGTAGGTCAGCTCCAGGCTTGGCACATCGTTCAGCGGAAGCCCGGCGTCCCAGCTCAGGGGCGCTCCAAGGAGTCCGAGCCGGGGCCCGTTGGGAGCATGGGCGACAAGCCGGACTCCGAACCGGGGCCGCTCCCCAGGGATGATCACTTGCATGGCGGCTCAGCCTGCGTTCTTCCGGATCGGTGCGCCGAGCTGCTGTTGCAGCTGGTCCACCGCGAGCGACAGGAGGACGTTCTCGTAGCTCAGCTCGTCGACGCGGCGGCGGAGGGCAGCGATGACCGCCTCTGCCTCGACGTTCAGGTCCTGCACTCAGTACTCCTTGGGTTACATGCGCCAGCCCCAGAGCTGGGCGGTGATGGCGACCACCTGCGTCGTGGTGGGGCTCACGAAGACGCTCGTCGTGGTCCTGGCCGACACGCACGCGCCGACGCGCGGACTGCCGGTTGCGCCGACGTCGATGGTGGCCACCACATACGGGGAGCTGGCCATGGTCGGCCCGTAGGTGAAGGTGGCCCCGGCCTGGTTGGCGGGGATTGTGACGGTGCTCATCACGAGTCCGGCGTCGCCGCCGCTGTAGGACCAGGCCCCGGTATGCCGGGTAGAGGTCGGGAGGAAGGTGAGCTGCTGAAGTTGGGTGGTGGCATGCCGGTTGAAGCCGACCCGCGATTGCGACTCCTCCAGCGCGAGGAAGCCGCCGTTGTCGAGCGTGGTCACCGGGTTTCGGACCCTCACGTGGTAGGCGCCCGCAGCGTGCATAACCCTGGTTTCGGCGGTATTGCCGCTGTTGGTACCCGACAAGCTGATCAGGGTCGCTTCACCAGGGAACAGGGAGGCGTCGCTGAAGATGCGCGAGTAGTTGGCTCCAGCGCCGGGGTAAAAGCGCAGCTCCGGGACCATCGCCCCGGACGGATTGATGACGACGCGCGCCCCCGTCACGCCCGAGGCGAGCTGGCCCACGAGCGACACGCTGCCGGTCGCAGAGGAGATGGAGACCGTCTGGACGCCGCCCGAGTCGTAGGCGGCCAGGCCCGTGCTGTTGAGCTCGACCCGAGCCCCGGCCGCGCTGCCCGCGACGATGCGGGTGGACAGCGTCAGCACCGATTCGAGCTTGGCCGCCGTCACCTGGTTCGCTCCGATGTGGGCCGCCTGGATCGCACCGACGTCGATCTTCGCCGCCGTGACGGCGTTGGCGACCAGGTGCCCAGTCGTGATCGAACTCGCCGCGGCGTCCCCGGACACCAGCTGGACGGCTGCGATCGTGGCCGAGCTGGACGGCGCGGACTCGTTGCCCGAGCGGTCCACCGCGGTCAGCCGGAACTCGCGGTCCTGGCCGTACGGCTGGCCGGGTACGACAATCCCGCCCGCCTGCTCCAGGTATCCGACCTCGGACCAGCCGGGCGAGAGCGGGTCCTGCATCCACACCAGGAGATGGGCGAAGTCGGACGGCATGAGAACGCCACCGACGCCGTGCCCGTCCCATCCGACGTGGATGACGCCGAGACGGGTCGAGAGCGAAGGAGGCGTCGGCACGGGTGGCGCATCGATGTCGTCGGGGACCGTGACCACCTGCTGTGCCGAGAATCCGCCCCGCGCACCCTGGTTGGTGGCCCGGACCTTGAACGCGTACTGCTCGCCGATCACGAGCGGGCTGTAGGTCGCGTTCCTGTCGTCGGCCTGGGTCAGCGCGACGAGGAACCACGGTGCGTCCGCCTGGTTGACGCGCATGAACAGCTCGTAGCCGTCGATCTCGACGGCTGTGCCGTTGACGTCGGTGACTACCGCGCCCCAGGTGGCAGTGATCTGGCCTTGGGGGACGCCGGCCGAGTCGATGTACGCCTGCGCGTCCACAATCAGCCCGGCAGGCGCGGTGGGGGAACGCGGCCGGGGTGATGCGGGCGCAGGGCGCGCCCCGGAGCCGCCGGACGCCGTCGAACCGCCGACGATGCCCGCTGTGCGTCGGGCGAGGCGGATGTCCTGTTCGAGCAGCCGGTCGTTGAGGACGACGTTGCCGGAGAGCACCCCTGTCTGGTCCCGGACCAGGGTGACCTGCCGGACCCGCAGCGGCTCTGGCAGACCTCCTGCGCCGGGCGCGAGAACCCGGTCACCGGGCCGGTAGTCCAGGATCGGGAACCAGCGTGCCGCCGCCAGACTGATCTGCCGGGTCCGTTGCACCCGTTCCCGTTCGGCGCGCTTGAGTGCCGCGTCGGCGAGCAGCGCCGCCGTACCGGGATCGGACACGCCGCCCTGGCCGACGTACTGCTCCCACCGCCCCCATGGCGCTACGGCAGAGGGGTTGGTGTAGGTCTGCTGGAACTGGTTATCGCCCACGACCAGGACCGCGGACGCGGCGTCCTCCAGGGTGCCGACGTCGGGCGCGTGGGTGATGTCACGGCCGTGGCGCAGATCTATCGGGGCGGGCCCGGTGGCGAGGTCGCGCGCCAGCTGGGTGTCGGCGTTGTAGGCGCGCAGCTGACGGCCCTGCATGGAGAAGTCGAGCACGCCCTGCTCGGCGAGGTTGATAAGCGTGGTGAGCGCGTCCAGCCCCGGCTCGTAGTAGATCGTCAAGACCTTGGCCCACGGCTGTCCCGCAGAGTCGTGGGTGGAGCTGAAGTTCCACGTCAAGCCGGTCAGCGTGCCGCGCGCGTGCCCTTCGGTCAGGAACGTGGCGAGGATCGCGCCCGGCGTCGCACTCAGAAACGCCCGCTTGCCGTCGACCAACGGCTGACTGCCGGGATAGAGGATTAGCTTGCGCAGCATCCACGCGTAGCCGGGCATGTCGAGCTGTTCGACGGCCGCCTTGTCGGTGAGATCGAGATGCCGCCGAATCAGCAGGAACCGAGAATCGGCAGGCTCAGCCCAGCTAGTTCCGTCTCCCGAGACCTCGACGGCGATCTCGCAAGGGTCGGAGAGCAGGTCGCTTCCTGGCCCGGCCTGGCTGTGGGTCAGCTTGAGGGCGGGCACGTCGTTGAACGGCCACCCGACCTCTGTGCCGATCGTGGTCGGCAGGACACCCTTCCGGGTTCCGTTGGGGGCGTAGATGGCGAGACGGAGGAGCATCTGCACCCCCGTCTCGGCTTTCGCGCAGCAGGACGAAGGTGCGTCAGATACCCCGGTATTCGCGAGACAATAGGCCGGTGACGAAGCCCTCGGCGGGACGATCCCGAGACGACTCTCTGCTCGCGCAGATCGAGCGGGACATCATTGATCCCAGCACGCCACTTTCGAACATTCTTCTAAAGTGTGTGACCTTGGGCGGGCATGCCCGTTCCGGGCCGCTCCGTGACTGGGCGAAGCGCGAGCTGAACGGCTACACCACCACGGAGGACGTTCCTGTCTACAGAAAGATCATCGGCACTCTCTGGGTGGTCCACGTTAATCGAGGCGGGTACAACCCCATGCCCCAGCCGGTAACGCCATCGTGGTTTCCCGAACAGCTTCGCGAGTACGTTACGGAGGAGGTCCACCTTACAGAATCGGTATCCGAGCTAGAAGACCTCGCCGCTCAGGGTAAGGATCTCTCCGTGAAGCGGCCACCGTTTGATGACATAGCGCGACTTGTCACGGAAGCGGGCTGGAAGGCTGGGAACATTCCCCAGATGCAGCGGGTTGGCGAGATCTACATTAAGTTCCAGCCCGTCACGATCAAGGGTGTTGTGAGCCGTATCCGAAGCACCCTGGCTGAGCTCGTCAGCGAGATGCGCGCGAACATGCCCGAAGGTGAGGAGACACCGTCCGCAGATGTCACCAACCAGGCGCTCGCCACTGCGGTGCCAGAAATCCGCATCGAAAACAGCCCGAATACGATCTTCAACTACGCAGGACACGACGCTGGCGGCATTTCGAATAGCGTGAACACCCCCGCAGAACCCAGGAGGGGGCGTTTCTGGCCCATAGTTGGTTGGACTCTCGCTTTCATCGCCACAGCCATCGGGACGTATGCCGGCCTCGGACAGTGGCTCGACTGGCCAGCCCCCTGGAAGTAGCCCTCACAGGTAGGCGCGGCGGGCGCGAACCTCCAACCCGGACGCGCCGGTCGTGGACGTCGCTGAGCTGGTGACCAGGACGACGCGCGAGAAGGGGTCGCCGACGCCCACCGCAGGAGTGAGGTGGAGCCAGTGGAACGCCGAGCCTGGGCCTGTGGCCTGGATCTGGCCGGTCACGTCCGAGCCCGCGCTCATGTCCCAGGTGTCCGTGGTGACCAGGCGTGCTTTCATCTGCCCGCAGTCGATGAGGAGTCGCTGTCCGGCGGTCAGGCCGGAGGGCCTGGTGATGGTGTCTCCCGTGGCCACGTCGGTGATCGCGGGGTTGACGGCCGGGCCGGTGATGCGCAGGAGCGCGTCTGCCACCGGGCCGGTGGACCCGGCGAGGGTAGTGACAGGCTGCTCAGCTGCGTTCGCGCTCCCCGCCCAAGTGGACGTGATCGGGTCACGCCAGAAGACGCCGGGGATCTTGAAGATCGCCGTGAGCCGCCCACGAGCCGAGCCGACGTCGACCTCAGGCTCCGACACCGAATCGAGCGCAACCTCCGCGACGCGGACGATCGAGCCCGCGGTGTAGGAGAGCGTCATCAGCCGGTGGCGGACACCAATCAAGGCGGCGAGTGCTTCAAGATTCGACTCCAGTTGTTCGAACCCGCCGTCCGTGCCGGACGGGGTCCGGCCAGTGAGCCCGAAGACGAGCGCGACCGAGGTGGTCTCCAGGTCCAGGCCCACTATGGGGAGTTCCCCCGACCGGCCGGGCATCTTGACCGACACCGACCGGGCTGCGGGAAACGAACGACGGCGGGTGCCGCTCTTCAGCCTCCAGCAGCCGGCCGGGTGGTCCAGTGCCACGCCGTCGAGTGTGTAAGTCGGCAAGGTCAGAGCACCCCCAGCATGCCCGCGTACGCCAGTCCGCGGTTGATCGTGGACGAAGTTGGTTCAGCTTGCGGGTTGTAGGTGTGGACGGTGATGTTGACCGGCCCTGCCGCACGGCTCGCGCCCGTCGCGACCACCCCGGTCGACCCGATGGACGCGGCTAGGTTGGGGGCGAACGACTTCTCCAATCGGGCCGCGATGTCCCCCGCCGTAGCCAAGACCTGCCTGGTGGAGCTCGTCATGCCATCCGCCATGCCGAGCATGGTGTTGCGGCCGATCTCGGCGAACACCCGGCTCGGGGAACGGATACCGAGAGCGTCGCGCACCCAGTCAGGCAGGATGCTGGAGAAGAAGCTGTAGATCGCGTCCCTGAACCACGCGGCGGCCGAGACGATGCCGTCCCACAGGCCGGTCAGCAGCAGGTAGCCGATGTTGCCCATGCTGTTCACGAAGCCGATGGCCGCGTACCCCGCCGCGGTGAGCGCTCCGGCGAAGTCGCCCGACAGCAGCCGGGCCACGCCGGTCACAAGGTCAGCGATGACCGGCAGCAAGTCGGTGGCGAGCTGGAGCAGCGGCGGCAGCAGCGGCAGGGCCGCGTAGAGCACGTCGGTGAAGGCGTACGCCATCCGGGCCAGGTCCGGCAGAACGTCCTGCACGCCGGCCGCCAGGCTGCGCACGATGATCGACGCCAGGTCGGCGACCACAGGGATCAGCGGGGCAACAGCCGCAAGCAGTTCCGCCAGCGTGATTGCGATGGGTGAAAGTGCGGGGCCGAGCTCCCTCACGGCTAGGCCGATCGCGTCGACGACGGCGATCACTCCTGGGCCGAGGTCGGCGAGCGCGGGCGCGACGGCGGAGATGGCTTCCGTCAGCACCGGCCCGAGCTGTACGGCCAGGTCGGCGACGACGGGCGCCAGCTCGGCCAGGCCGCTGGCTATCGCGAGTACGACCGGGACGAACGCCTCACCGACCCTGCCGAGCGCTGCGAAGACTTCGACGAGGACCCGCTGGCCCTGTGCCGAGTTGACCCACCGGTTGACCCCGTCGAGAACCTGCCCGATCACGCCGAGCGCGCTGGTTCCGGCGCTGCGCAGCGCCCCGAGGACGCCGGTCACGATGCCGCCTACGTCACGGGCGGCAGCGCCGAGCTGTTTGAACACCTCGACTGCGCCGGTCATCCACTCCAGGGCACGGCCGGAGGCGGCGGCCGTGCTCAGGAAGGTGCCGAGCCGGGCCGCGGCGCTCGCGATGCTGGGGGCGAGGCTGGCTGAGAACGACGCGCCGACTACGACAAGGTCTCGCAGACCTGCGGCGACGGGCTGGATCGCGGGGGTGAGCGCGGCGATGGCATCGGCCAGCGACCCGAACACGGCCTCCACAGCAGACGCGGTCTCCGCGGTGCGAAGGAAGTCCGCGACCGCCAGACCGGCGAGGCCGAACTGCGCCGCAACGGCTGACATGCCAGCGGAAACGCTTGCGGAAAGTGCGTCAGCAACGGCTGCGATTTGTCCCGCGAGCGGGGCGAAGAAGGCGTCTTGCACCGAAAGGCGCAGGCCGTCGACGACGGGCTTGAGCTGCCGCAGTTCCCGCGCTGCGCCCTGAGCTTCACGCGACAGGCCCGCGAGCGACTCCTGGAACGCCTCCGCGTCGTCGCCCAGAGCTGCGGTCGCGGCGTCACCGACACCCCGGAAGGCCAGTGCGAGCGTGGCCAGCCCTGCGGCGCCAAGGGCGGCCACCCCCGGGAGCGCGGCGATGATGCCGCCCGCCGGGGCCAGAGCGACGCCGAGGGCCTGGAGGTGGCCGGCGGTCGAAGCCGCGGCGGCGGCCAGGACAGCGAACTTGACCGCCGTGGCGGTGGCCGCCACGGCGGTGGAGGTGAGCGACTGGACCGCGCCGCCGGTCACTCTGCTGAGGCGGGTCCCGAAGTCCGTGGCCGACGTGCGGCTTCGGACGAACGCCCGCTGGAGCTTGGCGGACATGGTGTCGCGCAGGTCGAGCAGGATGAACAGCTCGCCGACGTTGATCGCCATCTCGCACCTCCCGTCCGGGCTGGCGTGGTGGGATCAGGTGAGGCCGAGCGTGGCGGCGTACTGCAAGCCTCGGTTCACTGTGCGGCTGGTGGGTTCCGCCTGGGGGTGGATGTTGGTGACGTTCACCGTCACGCTCCCGGGGACGGTGCTCCCGCTCGGGGAGACCGCGCGGCGCGTTGCCTCTGCGGGGATCTTCCCTGCCCGGCGGCCCCCCGCGCGGAGCGCTGATTTCACTCCGGGCGGGATGATGCCCACCTTGCCCGGGGTCGCGCCGTTGATGGCGTCGCCCAAGCCGCTGGCCTCGCGTTTGAGCCCGGCGCGGAAGGCAGCTCCGAATCCCCTTGTCGCCTGGTCTGCGGCGCGAAGGACGGCAGGCCGCTCGGCGGTGACCCCGTCTGCGAAACCAAGCATCGTGAACGAGCCGATGGCGGCGAACACGCGGCTCGGGGAGTGGATGCCGAGGATGTCCTTGACCCAGTCGGGCAGGAGGTTGCCGAAGAACTGGCCGATCTTGTTCAGGAACCACTGGACCTTGGTGCTGATGCCCTCCCACAGGCCGCTCAGCAGGTTCTTCCCCATGTCGATGATCTTGAGGAAGGCGTCCTTGATGACTTTGCCCGCGTTCGAGAAGGCATCTTGAACGACCTTCAGCGCGCCCTTGAAGTCTCCCTGAAAGAGCTTGACGACCGCCTGGACCAGCGAGATCAGCGGCGGTAGGAGTGCGGTCGTGATCTGGACCAGTGGTGCGATGAACGGCGTGATCGCTCCAACGATCTTGGAGAACACCGTGGCGAGCATGGTCAGAATCGGTGTGAGCGCCTTGACCAGCGTGACCACGACCGGGAGAAGCGCGGTGATCAGCTGAGAGATCGGCGGCAAGATCGGCAGCAGGGCCGTGATGACGGCCCCGAAGACCTCTGCCAGAGCAGCCAGCACGGGCTGGAGCGCCACGAGGATCGGCTGAAGAGCCGAGGCGAGCGCCCCGACGATCTGGGTCAGAACCGGCATCAGCGCCGACGCCAGCGTGGCCGCCAGCTGTAGAAAGGGCGGCAGCAGCGGGATCACGGCTGCCGCGATCTGCGCGAACTGCGTGATCAGCTGTCCGATCAGCGGGCCGAGCTGGATGAGGACCGGCCCAAGCTGCGCGGACAGGGTCTGGCCGACGGTGGCCAGCCCGCTCATGAGCGGGCCTGCGACCTGGGCAGCGAGCCCCACAAGAGCCGCAAGCAAAGGCGCTAGTGACTGAAGCAGACCACCAACACCGGTGACCAGCGTGGCCAGCAGTCCACTCGATTGCGAAAACGCTTGCGAGATGGGAGCAAGAAAGCCAGCGAGTTGCGACCCGAAGATCCCCATGGACCCGGCCAGGGCCGACAGCATCGGCGTGACCGCTGCCACCACGCCCTGGATCGCGGGCAGCATGGGCTTGAGAAAGGCGCCCAGCCCGGTCGTGAACTGGCCGATCAAGGGCGCGAGCGTCTTGAACATGTCCCCCAGCGCTGGCGCGATCTGGCTGGAGAACATGCCCTTGAGCTGGCCAGCAGCGGCGATCAGCGGCCCCTGGAACACCGACGCCGCGTCCGCCAGATCGGCCTGCACGGACGTCTTCAGGTCCGCGAAGGCGGCCTTCACCGCGGGCGCGGACATCGCCGCCTGGATGCCGATCTTCGCGATCCCGGCAGTGATGCCAGCGAAAACGCCAGCGAGAACGCCACCAACAGCGACGCCTGCCACGCCGACGCCCGCCAGCAGCCCGGCGCTCTTCGCGCCAGCCGCCGCCATCTTCGCGCCTGACGAGACGAAGGCGGCTCCGGCCCTCGACGCGCCGGATGCGACCGCGGCGGCCATCCGCGCGGCGGCCATCCCGACCATGACCATCGCCGCGTGGATGCCGGTCGCCTTGACCTTGATCCCTGCTGTGGCCTTTCCCAGCGGACCGGTCAGGCGGTCCTTCAGTTCGAGCGTCGCGTACAGCTCGCCCACGTTCAACGCCACAGCTCACCTCCGGTGGTGACGGTCTTCGGGGGTGAGAGAGCGGGCGGTCCGCGTGTCGGCGGACAGCAGGCCCAGGATGCGCACGCGTAGCCAGCGCCACGTGCGGGTGAGAAGAAGGCCGGGCTGGTCGACGTCGACGCCGTACTCGGAGTGGAGGTCGGCCTCGACGAGAGCCCAGCGTTGCAGCAGGTCGGCCCAGGAGACGGCGGTGCCGTCCACGGCCAGGCCGTCGTCTGCGTCATACCATTCGCGCAGCCCCGTCAGCGGGTCGACCGGCCCGCCCGAGCCTTCGCCTTCGGGGCCTCCGCTTCCGGGTCGGCCCGCCAGTGCTTGGCCGCGGTGTCCTCGTCGGTCGCGATCCACAGGAACGCCGTGACGCCGCAGTGCTTGATCTTCGCCCAGGACACCCCATCGGCGATGAGCTCGTCGTAGACGTCGCCGAGGACCCGCCTGTACAGGTCCTTCTCTCCGTCGTCGTCGAGGTCGGCGGCGTCGATCTCCTGACCGTTGGCGGCGCTGATCCCGGCCGCCATCAGCTTCTGGCAGAACAGGCCGACCTCGGCGGAGGCGGGCGGCACGTGGTAGACCTTGCCGCCAACCGGGAGCGCCAGGCCGTCGTTGAAGAACTCGTTGAGGTCTGTGAACTTCGCCATCGGGGTCAGGCCGCCGCCGGGTTGTCAATCTCGATGGGCTCGCCCTGGCCGGTCAGCTCGCACTCGAACGGCTCCAGATCGGTGACCTCGCCGCCCGCCCCCTTGTACTGCACGGCGGCAGTGCCCTGGAAGGCGTCCGGCGAGCCGTCCTTGCGGTACCAACGCACTTCGACGTTGGCGTTGATGCCGACCACGAGACCGGCCTTGCGCAGGAACTCCTGACCGGGGTCGGGCACGAAGGAGGCCGAACCGGTGTCGCGCTTGCGGCGCCCCTCGATCTCCAGCGCCCACTTGCGCTGGGTGACGACCTCGGACGCCCAGCCGTTGCTGTCGAAGTCGCTGTCGTCCTCGGTCTCGCTGTCGAGGGTGAATTCGAGCTTGGTCAGGCCCTTGACCGTGGTCCAAGCCGGTACGGCGGTGCTGGACGTGTTGACCTCCAGCGTCCAGTCCTTGGCGAGGAGGCTGCGAAGCGCCATGTGCTTGCTCCTTCAGGCATGCGGAGATCCCGCATGCGTTTTCGCTTGCGGTTTTCGTGTGGGTTACTCGGTGCGGTGGGGTGACGGGCGGTCGACGAGCAGCTCGTAGGAGTCCGCTCGGCCCCAGCGCCCGTTGGCGTCCCGGTCGATCGGCGCGACGATGCGGCGTTGCGCGAGCAGGACGTGCACGCCAGTGTCCAAGGTGTGGTTGGACAGCCCGTGCAGTGCGTCGAACACGAGGTCGGCCAGGTCGTCGACCACGCGGGGATCTGCCTTGCCGCGGATGCGGACCTGGATCTGGGTGTTCGTGTCGGACTGGGTCAGGTCGTCGCCGGCGCGGCCTGTGCCGTACACGGTGAGCGTGATAGCCATGTCCGGGCTGGCGGGCAGTCCGCCGATGGTGATGGCGGTCTGCTCGTCGCTGTAGATGCCGGACGGGTTCCAGTCGCCCGCTCCGGCGTCGGCCAGCAGGACGGCCAGCCCGGAGAGAAGGTCTCGGGTGAAACTCACGACAGCGCCCGCCGGATCTGCGCCGCGACCAGGGCCCGGACCGTGTCGGCCTCGTCCCGCGCAGGGTCCTCCAGGTACTTGGCCTTGCGGCCTGATGCGTGCTTGAGGTCCAGGTCCTCGTGCTGGACCACCGCGTAAGGCGTCTCATAGGAGACCGCGGCCGTCAGCTGCGACTCATCAACGGTGGCCGCGCCGGACCTCTCCAGCGTGGCCTCGTCGATCGGGACCTGCGTCCGCGACACCTGGAGCACGTGCTCGGCGCCCAGACGGAGGCCGCGTGCGGCGGCCCGGTTGACCTTGGTAGTCAGCTCCAGGGGGGTGACGTCCGCGTTGAACTCGGCACGGCTCATTGGCACACCACCTCCACGTGATCCGGAGTGGGGAGCCCGCCGCCGTCACGGGTGTAGGAGGCAAGGACGGTGGTCGTCCTGCCGTTGACCGTGACCTGGGACCCGGAAGGGCACCGGGTGCCCGGCAGCATGTAGATGGTGATCTCTGAGACGACTTCGAGGCCCTTGTCGTCTCGGACCATGCGGCGTTCGTCGTCGGCCAGGCATTTCACGGTGACGGGCGGGCCGTAGACGGGGCCGTAAGCCGAGTCGCCCTCGAACGGCTTGATCACAGCGGTGTGGCGCAGCAGCCAGCCAGGCAGGGTCGTCACGTGAGCACCCGCCCTTCTACCAGCGCGGGCCGTCGATGACGATGCCCGGCAGCAGGCCCGCAGTGCGCAGGATCGACAGCGCGTCCTGTGCGTACCGGGGCGGCCCGTCGCCCGCTCCCCCGCTGGCTCGGTCGAGCTTGACCGAGCCGATCGAGACGGACTTGAACGCGCTGGCCACGCCGTACGGGTCACCGACCGCGATCGACCAGGCGGCTTGCGCGCAGGTCGCCTGCCGTACCGCTTGCCGGACCTTCACATCCGTGGGCATCTCGCTGGCGTCGACCGCGTAGACCGCGCCCATCAGCAGCTCGTCGATGCGTTCCGACGCCCGTGCGAGGGCCTGCTCGATCCCGTCCGGAGCGTCCTGGCCGGTGTAGTCCGCGTAGTCCTGCGCGGTCGCGTACACCAGCACGGCTCAGGCCGGGAGCTCGTAGACGGCGACGGAGACGCCGGTGATGGCGGAGAAGTTGATCCACACCTTGCCGTCGGGGTGCCGGTAGACGGCGGGAAGCGGCGGGATCAGGACGTCCCCGGTGCTGGCCGGGATGATGTAGTCGCGGTCAGGGATCTCCTGGCCGTCGATCGCGCCGGGGATGACCAGGGTGACGGTCTTCGGTGCGGCGTCGGTGTTCTTGATGCGGATCATCCGCTTGTCCGACCAGGTGACCATGAGGCCGTCGACGACCGCCGGGTTGGCCGGCGCCGTGGCGACCGCGAGACCTGCGCGGGGCAGCGGTGTGATGGTGGCCTCAGCGCGAGCCATCAGTCATCCTCCTCGTCGTCGCGGCCGAACTCCTCGACGAGCGCGGCCTTGGACAGGGACTTGGCGTCGCCCTCGGCCATGCCGCGGGCGACCGCGTAGGCGACCCAGGCCGCCTTGGTGTCGTTCTCGGACGGCCGCTCGGGCCGGGGCTCCGGAGCAGGCTCGATGACCTGCTCGGGGAGGTCCTCGGGGGCGGGTTCAGCGATCAGTAGCCACACGTCCAGGTGGTCGAGCCGTACATCCCGCTCGGGAAGCTCGACCACCTGGCCGGTGCTGGAGTTGCGGTAGACGAACATCAGCCGTTGGCGTCCAGCTCGACGTCGATCTGGATGGTGAGGTCGGTCGGGTTGCCGTCCGCCGTCACGATCACCGCAGCGAGCGTGTCGCCTGCGGCGAGCTTGCCCACGGCCGCGGTGGGGCTGGCCGAGACCCAGGTCGCCGCAGGGGCGGCCGACAGGGGCGCAGCGAGCAGGTTGCCGCCGTTCTTCGTGGCGTTGACGGTCGCTCCGGTGCCGCCCACCCGGTAGGCGCGGACCGCCTTCACCTTGCAGGCGACCGGCGCTCGCCACAGGACGTGGGTGCCAGCCGCAGGGGTCTTCAGGGTCAGGACCCGCTCGGTGAGCCGAGCCTTGTACGACATCGCGTTTTCTCCTTAGAAATGCGAAAAGCCCGCCGGGTGGGCAGGCACAGGTGCGCGTGGGGGCGCTGACTACGCGACGTTGGGGCCCTTGATGAGCACCGCACGGTTGGGGTCGATGGTCTTCGTGCCGTAGAGGCAGTCGATGCTGACCACGTCCTGCTTGAGATCGATGTCGTAGTCCATGACCACGCGCAGACCGAACCCCTTGTAGGAGGCAACTGCGGCATTGGCCGCGCCCTGCGGCAGCACCAGCGGGCGGGTGACCAGCGCGAAAGCCGTCCGGTGGAAGGCGACGCCGACCTCGGTCGTGGACGCGCCGGTCACCTGGTCGGGAACCTTGATGTTCTGGGTCTGGTACGGGTCGAAGCCGAAGACCCTGCGACCCAGCGACGCCTCACGGAGACCGTCCGTGTCGCCGCGGGCGTCAGCGCGGTGGAACAGCTCGTCACCCAGCCACTTGGCCTCGATCTCCGGGCCGACGACCAGGTGTCGGTCAGCGGCCGGCACGTTGCGCTGGTTCAGGACACGCCGAGCGTCGATCGCGGTGCGCGGGTTGTCGTAGACGAAGACGTTGGCACCGGGCGGGTTCGCGGCATGCTGGCCGGTCCGTCCGACCTCCTGGACGATGTCGTTGCGGAGGGCGAGGATGTCTCGGTCGATCTTCTGGCTGATGGCCTCCATCGCCGGGTTGAGCAGCTGGACGCCGAAGTCCTCGATCCGCAGGGTCAGGTCCTCGGCGGTCACGGCAAAGGACACGTCTGCGAAGTGGTTCAGGGTGACCGGGATGCCCGTTTCCTGGGCGTTCTGGATCTCGATGCCGTTCGCGCGGGAGAACTCCTTGGCCTCGAAGACCGCGGGCTTCCTCACGTTCACGGTGTCGCCGACCTTGGACGCGAAGTCCTCGTCGTAGTCCCTGTGGACCAGCTGGGCCATGACGCAGGTCTCGTACAGGGTGGCAAGCGCCGCTCGCGCGATCACGTTCGGCGTCAGAAAGTTGTTAGGCACGAATGCCCCTCCTAGAAATCAAGAAAGCCGCGAGCGGAACCGCTTGCGGCTTAGTCAGAGGACTTCTTGTTGCGCCGGAACGCGCGGAAGTCGTCGGTGGTCATCTGCTCGGGATCGCTGGCCCGCGCGCCGGGACCGCCGGTGAATTCGCCGCCGCTCTTGGCGGGCGGACCGGACGTTCCGGCCGCCTTGAACTTGGGGTTGTCCTCGACGGCCTTCTGAATGGCCCCGGTCAGCGTGGCGCTGAACCCCTCGCCGTCCGGGTCCATGTCGCGCACGTTGCGCAGGAACGAGCGCGAGTCGAGCAGCGCGTCAGGGTCGGCGCCGAGCCGTGTGCTCGCCCGGTGCACAGCCAGCTCGATCAAGGCGCGACGATGCCGGTCCTTCTCCGCGTCCCGTTCCTTGGCCGTGCTGTCCTTCTCGGCAGTCAGCTTCTCGATCACCTGCTGCGGGTCGAGAGACTTCTCCTCCTCGGCTACGAGGCCGAGCGCCTTGCCGATCTGCTGGGCGAGGTCCTTCTGCGCCTGAGCGACCAGGTCTTCGGGGGACGGCCCCTGCTCGGTCTTCTGCTCCTCGGCGGCCTTGCGGGCGTTGACCGCTTCCATGCGGGCGCGGCGCAGCTCCGCCTGGGCCCATGCGGGCAGGTCGTCGATCTTGCGGGCGTCGGGCTTGGCCTTGTCGTCCGGCGCGGGAGCGGGCTCGGGCGTCGGCTCGGGCGCCGGTTCCGGGGCGGGAGGGTCCTGCGGCTTGTCGTTCTCGTCGGGGTCCAACTGTGCTCCTTGTTCAGTCAGTGCCGCCCGGCCAACGGGCTGCGCACGCCGCCCGGCCAACGGGCAGCCTGAAATACCGCAAGCGGAACCGCTTGCGGGAAGCCGCGCCCGGCCTACGGGCTGTCCGGCATCGGGGGAGACTGCTCGCCGCCGTCCAGCGTGCTGCGCGAGCAGGAGGCCGCCAGATCGTCCGGCGGCGGACATGCGAAAGGCCCGCACAGGGCGGGCCTTTCAGGGATGGACTCTACTTCTCGTTGTCGGCAGAAGGTTCGTCGTCCATCCAGTTCTCGATGGTCTTCTCGGGCTCGCTTGTCACGATCAGCGTGCCAGGCTTCTCGGCATCAGCCCACCGGTCCTCGATCGACCTGGGCTCCTGGTCCGGAGTGCTCATCGGGGGGACACCTCCACGTCCAGTTGGCGGATTCCACGTTCGTCGAATCCATGATCGGTCACCACCCGGTACTTGATGTCCCGCTGGTGCATGAGCTCCGCTTCCTCCTTTGTACCAGGGTCCGGAGCGCGGTCGGGGGGTGCGAGGTCGGACAAGCGGATCGCCGAAACCCCCGGCGGGGTGACGATTCGCATGATGACGGGCGGATCCCCGCCCGCTGCGAATCGCTCAGCGATGCGTAGATCCACGGTGGTGCTGGCGTAGGACAGATCGATCCACTCCAGCCCGGCGACATCGACGTCATCCCAGGCAGACCCGAATGCCTTGGTGTCGCGGATGCCCCGGTACGACAGCACAGTCTTCTTGAGCTCCGACAGGGGCATGACCTTGTCGATGTCTCTGATCTGGCTGTGGTCCGGATCGTTCTCTCGCAGCCGCTTGTTGATGTCCTTGTAGTCGGAGCCCCGATAGCCGCCAAGTGCAAACGTGCTGCGCCTGACCTGCTCGTCAGTCCACCCGGCAGGTTGAGGAACCAGCTTGGACGGATTTCCGTAGGAGTACACGGTCAGCCGTGTAGGCGCGGCGTCCAGTGCGTCCCGACCTGTCGCTGCCGTGGCGCGCTTCTTATCGTAGGCGCGCTGCCGTTGAGCAAGCTCCCGTACCTTCTTGAGGCGCCGCATGAGGTCCGCACGACGGGCGATGAGCCGATCGGCTACGTCCTTGTCGAGCCCCGACTCGGAGATGATCCGGCGGATCTCAGCGGGTGTGACCTGCTCAATTCGTTCGAGCGCCTTTTCCTGCTCGACCGGCGTGAGCCCTCCGAACAGCTTTTCGGCCTGCGGGGCCTGCTTGCGATGGCGCAGGGTCCGCCACTCGGGGACGGTGTTGCCGAACTTGTCGCCCTTCGGGCCGCCCTGAGCACGGAACAGCATCGAGCCGCCCGTGTCGATCCGGGTCACGGACCCGTCTGGCGACAAGAGCATGTTGTCGAACGTCAGGCCCGCGGTGTCCCAGTTGGCCAGCCAGGCGTCGGCGCCGAATCCTTCACGGGCAGGCCCGCGAAGCTCCTTGGCCGTGACCTGCTTGCCTTCCACGACTCGGCTTGCCGTCTGCGGCCCGTCCGGAAGGCCCGGTGCGCCACTCCCCCGGCGAACGTCGGGAGTTCGGATCCCGGCCGCCCGGTACAGGCGGGCTGAGGCGACTTCGTTGGCGGCGTGCGTCTCGGACTGCTGGGTCTTGACGTACCAGCGGTTGCCGTTCTCGTCCTCGAACATCCCGCCGGGGTTCGATCCGCCCTGTTGCCCGACCTGGCGCAGTTTGCTGAAGTCGCCGGCTTCAACCCCAGTGGCGTTCTCCTGCTCCTCGACCTCTCGGCGTGCTCTCTCCTCCGCGACCAGTTGCTCACGCTGGGCCTGCTCGTCGACCTCTCGGCGCACGGTGGCTTCGGCGTTCGGGCGCGGCTGTTCTTGAGCGGCGAGCTGCGGCTTGTCAGGCTTCTTCGGCGTCGGCTTGGGCTTGCCCGCTGACGGCTTCGGCTTGGGCTTGGTCGGCGGAGCGGTCGGCTTCGCCGGAACCGTCGTCACACCCGGCAGGTACGCCGACAAGCTGTGACGGCACTGCGGGTGGAAGAGCCCCGCGATGCGGGCCCCGCTCACCGTCGCGGCCACCTCGACCTCGACCTGCACACCGTCCTCGAGGGCGTGCTCCACCGAGATCTTTCCGGCCGCACCGGACTGCGTGAGGACCTTCCCCTCCCAGGGGTCGCACTTCTCGCAGTTCCACGGCGTCGTCGAGACGATGACCAGGTCGATGCCCGCGTCCTGCATGACCGCGAGATGGCCGTCGACGGCCGCGCGCGCCGTGGCGGTGCGCATGGCCATCTCCACGTAGGTGGACATCCGCCACTGGCGGCCCGACTTGTCCCGAAACGGCGCCACCGGGGTCAGGCGCTTCAGCGCGTCCCGAGCGGCCTCCTTCCGGGTGCGGGCACCGGTCAGAACCTGGCCAGCGGTGTCGGCGACCACCTTGCGGTAGATGTCGTCGACCACGCGCAGCGCCGACAGGTGGACGGCAGACAGCTTCTCCACGGTCTGGCGGGCGAGCTCGTTAACGCCCTGGCCAGGGTTGATCAGCTTCTTCGCCCCCAGTTTCCGGGCATCCCGCAGCACCTGGTCCAGGCGCTTGCGGACCTTGTCGTCGTGCACCTGCGACAACGCGGCCACCACGGCGGAGTCCATGCCATCGGCCCAGGACTGGAGCACTGCCTTCTCGGCAGCCTTCTTGGCTACCGATTCGAGCCGCTTGATGATCTGCTGGGCTTCCTTGCGGAGCTGCCCGATCTCGGCGAACCGGCCTTCTTGCCACCGGCCAGCGTCCTGCTCGTCGTCACCGCCTGTCGCGCGCTTGGCGATCTTCTCGGCGAGCAGCTGCTCGGCCTCCGCATACATGCGGGCCACGAGCTTGGCCTGTTCCAAAGCCTGCTCGATGGCCTGCTCGGGCGTGGGTCCGCTAGTCGTCGTCGCCATCGCCCGGGACGTACGTCTCGTCCAGCTCGGCCGGGTCCGGCAGGTTCAGCCCGAGTTCGTCGCGCAGGCGCCGCACCTCGGCCTTGACCTGGGTGTCGTCCCAGTCGGGGTGGAGCATCCGGACACGGGTGTCGAGGCTGGCGGACTGGGCCCGGTTGAGCATGTCCAGCGTCCGGCTCAGGCTCTCCGGATCGGGCATGACCCCGTCTGGCCACTCGATGGTGGCCTTCTCCGCGACGACCTTCGTGCCGAACACGGCCAGGTCGATCGACAGGAGAGCCTCGGCGAGCCACGCCAGGGCGGGCGTCCAGTAGTTCAGCTTCTTGCCACGGGTGACGAACGACTTGCGCTCACGGGAGTGGATCTCCGTCGCTGTGGCCGCCTGGCCGTCGCCCGCCTCGCCGAAGGATTGCACCGAGTAGCCCGCGCCGCGCAGAATCTGCGCCAGCAGGGTGCGAGCGGTCTCCTTGTGCTCGGCGACGCGAATGTCGAACTGGGAGATCGTGATCATGCTGGGCCCGCCATTGGCGGGCGGCATCATGCCCAGGCCGGAGTACACCTCGCGGTCCGGATCCCACGTCGACCCCCGGCCGCGACCGGTGTTGGCCAGGTAGACCTCCGGCACGATGATCCGGCCCTTTCCGAGCCGCAGGTCCCGCATCCAGGACGTGTAGGTCTCGTCCAGCGCGTCCATGAGCGGCTCGACGCCGCTGTAGTCGCTGCGGCCGAGCGAAGTGCCGCGCAGCAGCCGGTGAGGCTTGATGTTCGGCACGTAGTAGGTGAGCAAGCCTTGTCGTAGCCGGTGTCCAGGCCGCCCTCGGCGTCTACGATCTCCGCGAATCCGGCGGTCTCGGGGTGATCCTCCAGAGGCACCTGCATGCCGAGCCGCTCACGGTCACCGCGGTACAGCCCGTGGTAGATCCGGCCGGTCTCGTGGCGTTCCAAGTGCCGCCAGACCGCCTTCTCCTCCTCATGAACGACCTTCCAGAAGGTCACCGCGCGGAGCCTGTTGTTGGCGAACTCCGGCACCGCCGCATCGGCGGGGACCAGGTCGAGGATGGGGTAGTCGGCGATCTCGCTGTTCCAGCCGACGCGCAGGTAGACGCCGCCGTACGCGGAGCCGATCTCGGCGGACTCCAGCAGCATGCTGTAGACGCCGCCGTCAGCGAGGATCCGGTCTAGGCGCGACTGGCCCTTCTTGCCCGGGACGCGGAGAGTGGGCGGCTCGGAGAACAGCAGGTCGGCGCTGGTCGCGCTGATGTCGGCGGCGATCGGCACGTGCAGCTTCGTGCTGCGCGACTGGCCAGCCGGAATCGGCGAGCCCCAGAACCAGCGGGCCACGCGACCGACGACGCCGCCGGCGTATTGGAGCGGCCGGTCCCAGCCCTTCAGATCCAGGCCGAGGCCCGGTGTCACGCCCGCGCCGTACACCTGTGACAGCCGGTCGGGGTCGCCTGAGTACCAGGCCCCCCACTGGGCGTAGAGCTTGTTCTCTTGCCGTGTGTGGGGCGGGGGCCATTCCATATCACGGTCGGGAAGCGGCACCGCCACCTCCCTTCTTGCAAGCTGAACCGCTTGCGGGAATGGCGAGCCGGTAGAGCTCGTGCTACGAGATGGGAAAGGGGATCAGGCTGCGGGTCAGACCTGCTCAGGCCAGTGCCAGGTGCCGCCGCGGCGGGCGGGCGGGTTCACGCCGTACGTCTCGTGGTGCTCGCAGCCGCCTTGCGCGAGGGAGTGGAAGAACAGGCCCGTGGGGCTTATGACGGCCAGGCCCACGGTGTTCCCGTCGGGCGCGACCTCCGTGATCTGTGCGGCCCGGCACTGGGAGGTGTACTCACCCCCCGGCGTGCCGTAGGAAACGTAGTGGACGATGCGGCCAATGCTCGGCGTCGCGTACATGAGTGGACTCCAGTCAAATGATGGGGATGAGACCGCTGGGAAGCACGGGCCGCTCGTCCTGCCGGACAGTGCGCACCCATACCTGGTAGGTGCCGTCCGCCAGCGTCACGGTGCCGTTCGGGCCGACGAGGATGTGTGCGATCGCACCTCTATTCTTCGTCTCGGCCCAACTGGCGGTCTTCCAGTCCGCAGGCCCTGGCTCGACGCCGGGTGTGGTGAAGGCGATCTCCACGGGTTCGGTTCCGCGAGCGTGCTTGACGAAGACGCGCACGTACTCCAGCGATAGTGACGAGATGGGGTCCACAACGACTCCTCTCAGCAGCTCAGGCGCGCTCACGCCCCACAGACGGTGAGGTAGGTCAACCGCGAGTGGCGGAAGGAAGGGCGAAAAGACGCCCGGCAGGCTCCGGTCGAGCACGAACCCGACGGTCTGGGTCTTGGTCCAGCGCAACCTTGTGGCGATGTCGTTGGTCACCGTTTGGCCGGGGGCGCGTCCGCGTCCCAGTGGGAGCGGTTGAGCAGCATCGGCATGCACGGCGGGATGGAGCGTCTTCACCCGTCTGGGGACGAGCGGCAAGGCTCGGGATTGATCGTGGGCCAGCCCGAGGCTGATGTCAGCGAACAGGCGCCGTCCTTCATTGACCTCGACGACCGTGCCCAGTGTGAAGATCTTCGTTGCGTGCAACGGGCGGGCGTGGTCCAGGTTCCTAGCGGCGGCGAGCCGCCAGCCCTTGCTTCCGTGCAGCATCCGCGCTGCGGCAGCATCGGTCGAGGCTGGCAGCAGACGCTGCCTAGCGCCGTGCAACGACTGCGCGACCTCGGCGCCGCTGGCGGACCCGATGTCGCCCTTCGCGAGCCGAGGAAGGGGTTGCGACGTGTCCGACGCGACCACCGCGGCGATGGCTTCGGTGGCGGGCGGCCCGACCGGGCCCAGTTTGACCGACCCAACGGCGATGTCGTCGAGGAGCCAGTGTTTGCCCAAGCTGTCGCGCTTGACGTAGAAGGAGTATTGGTTGGGACGCGGGTCCTCGAAGGTGATAGTCCCGCTGGTGACATGCACGTCGGGAACTGTGGCGTCGTGCTGGTAGTAGACCCAGGCTTCGGCGTGGCCGACACCCGGGGAGTCGAGCAGGAGTGCCAGTTCGATGCGGATCCACTGCCCGGCAGGAGCCTCGCCCACCGTCAAGCGTGAGGCACGGACATCCAGGTACAGGCTGCCGCCGCTGGCCCAGAGGTCGAGGAACCAGATGGTCGGGCCGTACAGGGTGAACACGGACGAGCTTGTGTCGACGTCTTCAGCGCGGTACCAGTAGGCCCGCACGTAGAACGCGTTGCTGCTGCTCATCCCAGGCGGGTCAGCCCAGGAGAAGGTCGCCGAGAGGTCGGGGCCGGGGTTGACCGCCGCAAGCCCGCCGGGCAGGCGGGGAGCCTCGTCGGTGTAGTGGACGTTTCCGGATACAGAGAAGGGGAGGCCGTTCTCGCCGCCGGAGCTGTCCGGGGTGAGGGGTTGGCCTGCTACGCCGTGATTGAAGTTGTTGGCCACGGCCGCAGGTGGTGAAGGCGCGGCGGTGAAGAAGACAATGTCGTCGACGAAGACGGCGTTTTCGCCCCCGCCGTCGCTGCTGTCCCTCGAGTAGCGGAAGGCGACTGCGGTGTACGAGTCGACGGGAACGGCAGTGAGCCACGTGTACCAGTCGAGCACGCCCCACGCCTCATCGAGCAGGACGTATGAACCGACCGCATCGATTCCGTAGAGCTCGAACGGGTCGTAGGCGCCGCCCTCAGTCGACAAGCGGATCTTGAACGATAGGTGCGTGGCGCCAGCCGGGACCTGGACGACCATCTCGGTCATCTGGTTGTGGTCGATGGGCGCACTGCGCATCGACCAAGAGCCGGTCCCCGCTGTGGCGTTTGTCCTGGTCCACGTGCCGGTGATGGCGAGGTCGAGGGTGTCGTCCTCAAAGTTCTCAGTGACGAAGACCATGACGCCGTCAGGTGGCGCGGTAGAAGCCGATGGCGTCGGTCTGCACCACGATGTTGGCGCCGTCCGGGTTCATGGGGAAGTCGTGCGCAGTCAGCGGGATGATCTGGGAATCGGGGACGACCGAGCCCGGCCTGTGGCAGATGAGGATCTTGCCCCAGGCGCCGCCGGCTGCCTGGACGTTGATGTACGTCTGGTCGGGGATGTCGAGGTCAACCCGGTCATTGGCGTTGTCAACTGTGACCTCAGCCAAGTCCGCGGCCAGCAGCGACTTTCGCTCGTATCCGGCGTTGGACGCCTCAGTGGAGGCCGACAGCACGTCGGCGAGGGTGGTGCGATTGTTCATCAGGCCGTCTGCCTCGATGGCGGCGGCGGCGATGACCACCATGACTAGTGCCGATCCGCTGGGAGTGTTCGCTTTGATCTGCCGGTAGAACTCGACCACGCGGCCCTTGGCGATATTGAAGGTGAAGTCAGCCACGCGGGCCCTCTCCTTGATGTGTGCGGTGATGGTGGATGCCTGGTCGCGCGCTGCCCCTCAACAGCACGCGGCCAGGCACCCGGCGGCTCGACGCGCGGACTGGGAAGGGTCCGGCGGAGCAATCCCGCCCAGGGCCGCGAGACTCTGGGCGGGCGTCTACTTGTAGTTGGGGACGGGCTCCAGCAGCTGCGCCCATGCTGCCTGCGTGGTGTGCAAGCCGTACCGGGCGGCGTCCAAGGAGTGGTCGTCGAGCTTGATGGGTGCGTCGTCGCCGCGTTCGGCCTTCTTCTCGTCCCAGCTGTAGGAGCCGACTTCGCCGAGGAAACCTGCGCAGGAGCGGTGCACCCGCAGGTGGTCGGCGGCGATGAGGTTGCTGACCGTGCGGATACCGTCCAGGACGGAGTTGTCGCCCATCATCGGCAGGAGCCCGTCACGGTGCAGCTGCGTGATGAAGGAGGCGGCGGACGGGTCGACGATCAGCCACTCCGGCCGCACTCCTCGGGTTCCGGGACCGTAGGAGTCCGGCATGCCGTCGAGCCATTCCTGAAGCCGGGATGAGTACTCGGCGTCGGTCAGCTGCTGGCGTTCGACGCGGGAGTCCCACCGCAGTTCGGAGGCCAGGTAGAGGCGCCGCTGGCCCACCTTGTCCGGGGTCGAGACACCGATGAGCAGCGCCGCGAAAGGATTGACCGTGCCGTAGTCGACGCCCACCGACAGCCAGCGCTCCATGAGCGGGATGTGGTCGACGATGTGCCGATCCGGATCCCACATGTCATAGATCGCGCCCTCGGCCATGCACCACTCGCCGAGCACGTACCGGCGGTACCAGAGCCCGGTGTACTCGGCCTTGAGGTTGGTGACGTAGACGGGGTCCAAGCTGTGGTTGTCGTCGAGTTGGAACTGCCACCACCGCAGGTCCAGCTCGTGACTCCGCAGGAGAAAACGCTTGCGAAGCCAATGGTTCGGAGCGTCGGGGTTGGTCGTGCAAAAGATCTTGGAGCCGGGTACCGAGCAGCGGGCGAGGAGCTGGTCCCAGAAAGCTTCCGGGATCAAGGTGGCCTCGTCCACGTACGCGCCCGCACAGGTCATGCCTCGCAGGCGGGACTCGGCCCTGACATCGTTCGCGCTGATGATCTCGATCCGGCGGCCCAAGATGTTCGCGGTCGGCGCGCCCCGGTTGTAGAACACTCTGCGCGCCACCGGCCCGGTCAGCGCAGGGTCCATCAACGGCTCGAAGACGTTCCGGCTGATCGTGTCGCTCGTCTTGCCGACGATCACCAAACTGCCTCCGCGCGGCGCACGGGAGACGTACATCAGCCACCTGAGTAGCGATGCGATGGTCTTGCCCGACCTGACCGCGCCCGTCCAGATGTTGATGCGCGCGGTGGACTCCGCGATGGACTGCTCCTGCTTGGGCGACAGCCGGACCAGACCCAGACTCACCCGTCGTCCTCGTCGTCCAGGTCATCCTCGTCACCGGACTCGATCTCGCCGACCACGTGGGCCTCGACGACCTCGTCCGGGGTGTGACGGCCGCGCAGCGAGTCGAACAGCGACCCGAGCAGAGACAGGACGTCGCCGTCCTGGGCGCCGTTGCGGTTCATCTGGTCCAGGCCGAGCAGGTAGCTGCGGCGGGTGATGAGCTTCTCGCACGCCTCGACGGCCTTGACGTCGCCGTCGAGGGCCTTCGGCCAGAGGGCCTGCATCAGCCGGTCCAGCCGCTTGATCTCGATGTCGAGCAGCTGCTCCGACGACTCCTGCTGCGCCTTCGCCGCGGAGGCCAGCGCGCGCGTCATGTCCTTGGACACTGCGCGGGCACCGCCCTTGATGCCGAGCTGCCGTGCGATGGCGTCATGGCTCATTCCAGCCAGACGCATCTGAACGATTTTCGCTCGCCGCTCAGCGACCTCAACTCGCTTTGCAAGGGGAACACTCATTGAGCAGCACCCCCTAAAAATGTCAAGGTTGGTCTGCGTCTAATTCGCTTACCGGTGAGCTATCCTGCGATAATGCGAATGATTAAAGCGATTACCATTAAGCAGCCCTGGGCGGCGCTGATCGTCGCCGGCCTGAAGGACGTCGAGAACCGCTCATGGGACACCCGCTACCGCGGTGAGCTGCTCATCCATGCCGGCCAGAAGGAAGACTCCCGCGGCTGGGCTCGGGTGGCCGAACTCGGGGTGACGCTCCCGGAGGAGCTGCTCCAGTTCGGCGTGATTCTGGGGTCGGTCGAGCTCAACGACATCGTGCGCGAGCACGACTCGGCGTGGGCCAATCCCTACCAGTGGAACTGGGTCCTGTCCGGCGCCCAGCCCGCGACCCGGTTCGTCGAGGTCAGCGGCAAGCTCGGGCTGTTCGCGCCGCCGCTCGACTGGCGGCGCGGCTTCACCGACGTGGACGCGCCCGGACTGACGGGCTGGTCGAAGGTGCGGGACCTCGCGGTCACCGGGGGCTGATCGGGGCGTACTCGAACGACACGGTGCCCAGCCGCCGCGGGTTGAGGGAGTGCGCGTGCAGGTGCTTCTCCTTGCTGGTGGTGCGCAGGCTCTTGTCCTGCCCGACCAGCCTCCAGCGCGGCGACCGGGAGCGGTAGGCGATCAGCGCCGGATGCGACAGCACCGCGCGCAGGCGATAGCCGCGCTCGTACAGATGTTGCCCCATCCATTCCGTCAAAGCGCCGCCAATCGACAGCCCCTGATAATCCGGCAACACCACAGTCCGATGAGCCATTTTGATATTGCGTGTCTTCGGGTGCGGGAAATGTCGGTACGAAGTAAACGCCACCAATTCTCCGGCGATAAATCCGCCGAAGCATCTTGCGGCCTTATGCAGGGTGCCGGTCAGATAGTGATGACGGCGAAAGACTTCCCAGGCCGACCGATCGACCTCGCGGACGTCGAGCTGGAGCGCGGGCCGGGGTTGAACCGACCTCCACTCGAAGGTGCTGGTGGCGACGTCGAGCATCCAGTCGGGCTGCAACCAGTCGAGCACGTCGTAATGGCAGGTCACGGCCACGAGCTGACGCTTCCCACGTCGCACGGCCTTCGCCACGGCGTGGCTGGCGACCTTGGCGACCTGCCGGTCCACGACGCTCGTGAACTCGTCGACGACGACCAGGCCGTCAGTGTCGGCCAGCGCGCGGGCGATCGACGCTCGAAAGGCTTCCCCGTTGGAGAGCGTGCCGTACGGCCGGAGCCACGCCGGCGGGCTGGACAGGCCAACCGCACCGAGAAGCGCGACGATGTCCTTGATGCCCATCCCCTGCGGGAAGTCGTCCACGAGGGCCTGGTCGGTCCAGGTCTGGGCGCCCATGATCTTGTCCGGCCATAGGTGCCGGGCGATCGTAGACTTGCCCGCGCCGGATGGCCCTACGATCAGTCCGACGTTCCACGGCTTCTGCTCGATGGGGAGCTCGATCGCCCAGGAGTTGGCCAGTTTCTCCTCGATGGCGACGTCGAACATGCCTTGTAGCTGGAGGACTCGGGCCGACGGCTGGACCGGGGACGACAGGGTGATGTCAGCGCGCACCGCGCACCGCCTTTCGAGGGGATGAGGGATGGAACAAGCCGTAGCGAACCCATTCGCGCCGTTCGAGCTGCACGGCCGGTGCCCCCGCGGCCACTACTTCGGCCCGATCGGCTGGGACTGGCCGGAGCGCTGCCCGACCATCGACTGCGATCAGCCGGGCGAGCTGCTGCGGAAGATGCGGGTCCGGGAGAAGGTCACATGAGGGCGCGGACCTTGTATCCCTGCTTGACCATGCGCTGGAGCAGCTCGACCTGCTGATCTTCGTTTTCGCAGGTGACGACCACGCCCCATACGGTCGGGCGGTCTTCCTCGTCGGCGTCGCCCGGCTCGGGGAGCGGCTCATCGTCCTCGTCGAATGTGGGCCGGTCAGCGTTCAGCGCCTCTTCGAGGTCGGCCAAGTCGTCGGTGTTGTAGCCCGTCGCGGCCAGTAGCTGCGCGTCGATCGCCGCAATTGAGGCGAGCATGTCCGCAAGGCCCTGCTCATGCCAGCCGCCCTTCTCGGACAGGTGGTTGTTGGCGATCAGGTATGCCTCGGCGTCGGCGTCGGACCGGGACTCCCAGCCGCGCAGGATCGGGACCATCCACTCGCCATCGTCGGCCAGTTGCACCCCGGAGGGCGCGCCCGCGCGTTCCGCCTTCATCGTCTCAAGGACTTCGAGCCGGCCGTGGCCGACGACCAGGCGGCCGGTCCGGTCGTCGAGTTCGCCCGCGATGAGGAGGCCGAACTGCTCGATCGCGGCGCGGATTCCCTCGAGGTCGTGGTCCTTGGGGTTGCGAGGGGCGCGCGGGATAGAGGCGAGCGCCATGTGCTCGATGTAGCGGGATGCCGTCAAGGTCCACCTCGTTCGTGCAGAGGGGCGATGTTGGGTTCCCGGGCCGGTCGCGCGCTTCACTCCCCCAAATGAGCAGCGCGACCGGCTCAGGACCACTGTGCAGGACATGCCCGCGTCCATGGTGAGGGCCCCGAACCTGTGCAGGTCCGGGGCCCGTTCAAGGGTTAGATCATGGCCGTGGAGACAGTCGTCTCACGATGGGCGTTACCCTACGCACGCTTGTCAAGTCGCCGCAATCGCGATTGCGCGTGAACCCTGCCGAACTGTCGGATTCCGCGGCGAGAACGGCGATCCCACCTCTAGCGTTGACTGAAATGACGCCACTGTTGGGCGACCAGACTCTAATCGTGCCGTCAGAAATCGGGGAAGAGCCAACAACTCGAGGCACGATGCCTGGTCCCAGAAGATTGATCACAACCGCGGGAGGACATGGTGAGCAACGATCGGCGGGGCTGGGTAGACGACGACAGCACCGTCAACGCGCGTACCGCTGAGGGAGAACGCGCCCTCCAGGCGCGGCGGGCCGACGAGCCGAAAGATGAGCTGGCTTCACGGCGCAGATACGACGAACTGGCAAGGCAAGTGCAGCTGCTTGGGTACGCAATTCGAGGTCATGGTCTGGACCTCATCGATGCTCCCGCTCGCATTGCAGCGCTACGCCAAGCAGTAGCCGCCGCCGAGGGCATCGGCGATCTGACCAGGCTAATAGGTCACCTCGACAGGCTGTCGGAACAGGTCATGTCTCGCCAAGCGTACGAAAGGGAGCAAGAGCGGGCCGCCCGTGAGCTGGACCGCATCGTAGCCAAGGCCCAGGAGTTGGCATCGTCCACCGATTGGAGCACCACCTCCGACGCCTTCGACGAACTCTCACAACAGTGGGCGACTGCTATCAAGAAAGCCCCAAATAGGGTTCAGACGGACACGTGGCGTGGTTTTCGCTCCGCCCGCGACCGCTTCCGCAAGGCACGCGACGCTGCTCTCGCCGAGCGCGAGTTCTCCGACACGCTCCGAGCCTGGGCAGCAACGTTCTCCCCGAAAGGGGAGTATTCGTCGCATTCCACTTCGACATCGGTTACCGCCGAGACAGCCGCCCAGTCGATGATCGAGGAAAACATGGCGGCCCTCCTCAACCGCGATTTCGTTCAGGAGCCCAGGATCCTGGTGTATGTCGGAGGTGAAGCCGATGACGCTTCCCTGGCACCCATCGAGGAGGCATTGGAAGAGGTTCTCAACGCCTATGGGTACGACATACGTACCTGCAAGGGACCGTTCCGTGGTTCGATCACGAAGCTGTTCAAGGGCCTCTGGCGTCGCACCAAGGAGATCCGCGACTGTGACCTTGGACAGGACCTGGCCGCCGAGATGCAACGCGCCATTCAACTCCGTGCGGTAGATCTTGAACAGGCCAAGGTGGATGACGCCAAGGCAGCCGCAGTTGCGAAACTCATGGAGGCTGCTGCTCCGCATGCTGTCGTAACAATACAGGTAGGAGCAATGCTCCTTCTGAAGGCTCACGACATGCTAGTGGTTCGAGATCTGACGCCGCGAGAAATGCTCTACGTCCGGAGAAACTCGCACTTGGTCACGGAGCCCAGGGCGCTCCTGGCTGGTCTTAACTCCTGCGATCTGCCCACAAGCGTCGAGTTCAGCGATGCGCATGCCCCGTTGTCTGGGGAGCGTAGGGCGGCGCTGGCCGAAGAAGTCGAGGAGTTCAAGTAGGAACGAGGGCCCCGCATCCTTGCCGAGAAGCCTGTAGAGTCGTACTCGACATAGGTCGAGAACGATTCTCGGAGGGTGAATGCCTGTCCCGATTCGCCTCACTACACCAACCCGCGACGTGCTCGGCGTTCTGCTTGAAGCAGCAGCGGAGAGCACGCCCACGTACGGGCTTGAGGTCATCCAAGCCACCGGCCACGGTTCCGGCACCGTCTACCCGATCTTGCGACGGCTAGAGAGCATCGGCTGGGTCCGCTCTCACTGGGATGAAACCGAAACGACCGGTCCTCGCCGACGCCTTGTTGAGCTGACCGCGGAGGGCGAGAGCCAAGCTACTGCGGCATTGGCGAATCGCCAGCGTCCTCGCCCAATACTTCGATGGATTGAGGCCTTGTGAGCAAGCGCTTGATTGCTGGCGGCTATGCCTACACGTTCTCTATCTGGACAACTGCCGAAGCAGAGGACCAGGCACGGATCAGTCCTGGAGTTCAGCAGGAACTCGGTGATCTGGCGCGCAAGGTGATCGAGTTTGCGGTGGCGCGTGGGTTCGATGGGCGGGGCGGAGAATCCTTTGTCGTAGGCGAACAGGGCCTCGTCTCGGAGTCCAGCCCCCTCTTTGGGATGCGCATTCGCCGTGCCTCCGACCAAACCCATCGTGGACCCACGCCTTGGATGCACGGTTACGTGCTCGTTCTTGAACGCCGAGCCACAGTTCGGTGGGAACCCCTTGCCTACCTATTGATCGACGAACCGCGGTCGCTAGCCGAGGACCGCTTCAAGAGCGCCATCGACAAACAAGCGATGAAGAAGCTCCGCGCGGACCTGCATAGCCTCGGCGTCACCAGCACATACAAAGTGGACGATGACCCTACCCTCTCGGTCGGGATCGGCTTGGTAGTGCGCTCCAGCCATGGTTTCTACCGATGGCAGGAAGGCTCGGTGACACGTCGGCATCTGAATACGGATCCGATTGGATGTGCCATAAGAGTGGCGCGTCGCTACACGGAACTGCAGGCTGAAGACACGGAAATCCCGCTGCGCCGGACTGCCGCCGGTCGCATCTCGCACATCGCGTCGTACCTTGCAGCCGAGCCCGAAGCTGACGAGATATGGCGGCGGGATCTTCTGGAGATCGCGACAGGCGGATCACGTACGCAGTTGCTCCGCTACTCGGCCGGGCTCCTGTGGGCAGGGCTGGAATCCCGCTCGGCGTGGGTTGGGCGACGCCTCGCCCACCCTGCCAGGTGCCTGCTGATGTGGCTGCTCCGATCTCAGAAGCGCACGTGGTTCCTGATCTCCGGTCTTATGCTCTGGGGCGGCCTGGAGACCATCTGGGACACTGGACTGGGTGCTGCGATCCTTGTTGTGATGACCAGCGGCTTGGCTCTTCACCCCCTGGTGGAGTGGGCACGCAAGAGGCTCAAGATCGAGCCGAAGGCGCCCGACCGGGCGGCTGAGTAGGGCCTGAACAAGCCCTACTCAGCCATGGTCACAGGCCGAGTCCCGCTGCGGCGTTGTCAGCCCAGCGATCTACGATCTGCATGTAGCCGAATAGGTCCCTTGACGTGGGTGACCAACCACCCTGTGCAGCGATCGACACCGAGTCATGCCCGGCGCGACGGGCCTCTGTCGCCAGGCCCGAGCGCAGGCCATGCGCCGTCCGGCCTGCCAGCCCGGCCCGTCCAGCAACGCGGGTCACCACGTCCCCGACAGCCTGACCGGACAGTTCCCGATCCCGGAGCTTGTCGTGCCGGTCGATCCACCGGAACGCCGGGCCCTCCACGAGCCCGGACGCGGCCAGCCACGCCCGCCACGCCCGGACCGGGCACGTCAGCGGATTCGACCCGTACGGCACGGCCACCTCGCGGGCGCCGCGCTTACCGAACCGGACCGTGACGATCAGGCCCTCCTCGACCTCGACGACGTCGGACACGTGCAGCGAGGCCAGCTCGGACCGTCGTGCCGCGATGGCGAACCCGATCAGGAGCAGCGCCCGGTCGCGGATCCCGGCGAGCGTGTCGCTTGGGCAGGCCCGGCACATCAGCCGCAGCTGCGCGACCGTGACTGCGGGGGCCTTCCCCCGGCCACGTCGCTCGTTGGCACGGGCTAGGTTGTCCGCCTCCGCAGCCATCGCCTTCCGGGCGGCCTGCATGACCGGCTTGTCGATCGGCCTGCCCGCGTCCCGGAACGTCACCGACACGCCCGCCAGCCGCCGGTCTACCGTGGAGGGCGCGTTCCCGGCCGAGTACAACCAGTTGACGAACCCGACCAGCGTGCCCAGCGTCGCCGCGCCGGCCGGGATGCGCAGCTCGGCGCAGAACCTGGTCCACGTCCGCCAGTCGTCGCCGTAAGCGCGCCTGGTGTTCGGCTTCGTCGTCGTGTCCAAGTAGGCGACGGCCGCCTGGTCGAGCGCGGCCAACCGCTCCGCCACCTCGTCGTCAAGGAGTAGGGCACCGTCTCGCAGCGGCGCAAGCTCTGCGGTCATTGGAGATCCACTAATGACCGCCTCGCGCCGAAGCCTCATCCATGCCGTACCAGGGGTGCCACTCGCTCATCGGTCTCATTCCCCGCTTTCGTTCATCAGCGGCCACACGCCGGTCCCGATGAACCTGACCGCCATGTCGGACACTTCTCGCAGCGCGGCCTCCTTGTCATGGGCGGGACGGCGGGCCAGTTCCTCCCGGATACGCCCGGCCAGTCCGGCCGCTTTGGTCAAACCGGTCTCGTCGGCGCGCAGCAGCTGGTCGAGCAGGATCAGGTCGGTCGTGGTAACGCCGTCGAACGCTCGGTACGGCTGAGCCTTCGTGTCCGGGCTGGCAACGGTGCGGCCATCGCGGACCAGGAGCCGGAGCGGACGGGTCGGATAACCCTCTTCCACAGACCCCTCGGGCACATACGCTTCGCCGTCGAATCCCCTGGCGGCAGTCGAGGTGTAGCCCCAGGGCCACCCTTTCGCCTCATCGTGCGCCGACGCTCGGGCGAACAGACTGCCCTGGTTGTCGAGCACGACGTCGCCCGGCTGCCACTCCTCGGGCGTGGGCACGAGGGTGCCGCGCTGAGGCTGTATCTCGTTCATGTGATCTCGTTTCGGGGGGAGACCGGCGCCCGTGCTGGGCGCCGGTCGGAGGGGCTGGTCAGGAGGGGAGCCCGGAACGGGCTGCGCGGACGATCTCGGCGACGATCTCGTCCTCGGTCAGGGTCGTGCCGCCCATCAGCTTCATCACCAGCAGGTGCGCGCCAGCCCGGACGAACGACTTCTGCTCAGCGGCGCTTCGGTCCTTCACAGGCGTGAGGTCGAGCCGGGTTCCCCTCACGCCGTGCCCTGGGCGGCCAGTTCGACGCCGGCGCTCGGGAGCGGCCGGTAGTGGAGACGAGTCCAGCCGCTCCCGTAGAACTCGTCGCCTCCCCCGGTGAGGCTCTCGTGCAGGATCGCGGCAAACGCTCGGAGGTCGTCTTCCGTGCCTAGCTCCATGTCGCCCTGCCACACGTGGTCCGCCTCGACGAGCGTCTCGTACACCGGACCGTCGTCGTAGAAGTTGCCCGGGGAGGCCGGGCCGTAGAAGTGGAAGCCCCAGAGGGTGTCCGGGTAGAGGGTTATGTCGAGGATCTCCAGCACGCCCACGTGGTCCGGGTTCGGACGAACGTACAGCGAGTTGAACGGCAGGAAGCGAGCGTCGCTCATCAATGGCTCCAGATTCGGGTGAGAGGTGGGAGATGAGTCGCGGGCATGGCTAGTGCCCGCGACCCGACGGGGCTGACGGGGTTAGGCGGACGTGACCGAGACGAACCGGTCGAGGGGGACCTTCACGAGCGCGCAGTTGCCGAAGGCGATGCGCGCGTACTTGCGTGCCGAGCGGACCTCGGTGACAAGGTCGGGATCGGGCAGGGCGCAGGGACAGTGCCGGATCGACGTGGCGATGATGTCGCGGTCTAGGATTCGCATCCCCGGACGGAGTTCCGTGACGTTCAGGCGCTGGTGCGTGTTGCTCATTGTTGCCTCTTTCGGGTGAGGGAACATCCCGTGGCTAGCGAGATGATCAAGGTTTCTAACCCATGATAAGGGAACCCTATCGTGACTTACTAGCATTTCGCGAAAATTGCGAACATGGGTCGAGCGTTGCTCAGAGCTCTCAATTTCATCACTTCATTGCGCACACACCCGGCCGCCAGGTAGCCAATGGAGCATGTCCGACCAGAACACCCCCCCACCCAGGCCCGAACCGCCTGCGCCTTCACACCAAACAGCGGGCACGCTCGCTGCCATTGCCAGCCTCGTTGCCGCCTCGGTCGGCGTCGCCGTCCAACTCATCGGCGACGACATCCTCACCACAATCCCACCTTGGGTTGCAATTGCCGCCGGCGCCGTCGGAACGCTCACCACGGCGGGACTCCTCTATGTCACCAGACGAGCCAGGCTCCCCAGACCGAAGATAGAAGTAGATCCAAGCGAGCGGCTACAGCAGCGCATCAACGCCGTAAACGACGCCTTCAGCCAAGCCAACACCGCCTTCGCCGAAGCCGGCGTCCTAGCCGATGAGCTACGCCAGGAGATCGCCACCCAACAAGCAGCACATCAGAAACTCACCGAAGAAGCCGAGCGCCAACGCACGCTGATCAACATGGACCGCGAGGAAGCCGAAGCCGTCCAAGCCCTCATCCTCGGCGACACCAAATCCGACAGGAAACGCCAACGCCTCCGCGAATGGGCGTTCTTCCTGGTCGGACTACTTCTGGCCATCCCCCTCAACATCGCCTCCAACCTCATCGGCGATCAAGTCGCGCCCCCGGCCGCCCCCGCGCCCTCCTCCGTTCCCGCTCAACCCTCAGCAACTCCGACACGCTGACTACCCCACCCCCCTCCCCCGGACGACGCAACCGAGGCACCCCCGACACCCCATCAACCACCCAACACCCAAGCGCACCCGACGCCACCCACCGATTCACCGTCGAACGAGACACACCAACACGCAACGCAGCACCATCAAGATCCACCCACACACCAACCATCATGCGGCAACCCCGGCGAGGTGCGACGCCAACAGCAGCGCGACCAGCGGCCGGCTCCTGGGGGGTACCCCCAGACATGCGAAAGCCGCCGCAAGCGGTGATCGCCTGCGGCGGCTTCGCGCGGACTACGCGCGGCGGCGCGGCGCGACGTCGCCAACGTGCGTCGCGAGAGCTGCCTTGGTCTTGGCCATGTCGTCAGCCAGCGTGGCAACGGCGTCGGCGTAAGCGCTCTCCAGGTGCTTCGGCGTGCGGCGAGAGTAGGACTTGGCGGCAAGGCCAGTCGCGTCGGCCAGCTCACGCCAGATGGTGACAGCCGTGTTCGTGACGATACGCACCTCTGCGGGCTTCTTGGTCAGCCACGTGCAGACCTGCACAAGCCAACCGTCGTCGGCGACCACGTGACGCACGCCGTTCCGCTCTTCCATGGTGAGGACCGGCGCGACCACTCCCGCCATGTGCAGGATGTCTGCCCAGTCTTCCGCTGCCGTCGCAACGCATAGGTTCGCGACGGCGATGCGGTCGGACACCTTGACGGGCGCGACGGCTTCCGCCTTGGCCACGGCGGCGGCCAACGCGTCGTGCATGACGCGGTGAACTGAGATGCCGTAACGCTCCGCCTTGCGGAGTAGTGGCGTCTTGACGTTGACCAGGATTCGCATGGTGTTGCTCCGTTCGGGTGAGGTTGGCTGACTGGCTAGGTCGTGAGGGGTGGCGCGCGGTCCCCGAACCGCGCGCCGGTTGTGCTACTTCGCGGCGGGCTTGGCGGCGGGCTTGGCGCTCTTGAGCGCGGCCAGCTCCGCCTTGGCGGCCTCCAGCTCGTCCCTGATGCGCTGGCTTTCGGCTTCCGCAGCGTCGGCGCGGATCTTGTCGATCACGGCGCGGAACTGCGCCGGGGGCATGGCCGTGAGGTAGGCGGCGTCTCCGCCCAGCTTGGCCAGACCGCGCGCAGAGCGCTTGATCCACTTGCCGCCCTTGGCGTCGGTGAAGACGTGCGCGGCGTCGTCGTCGTCGCCCGCCTTGACCAGCCCGTCAACGGGCATCGCGTCGCCCGTGAGCTCGCCAATGGTGAAGTAGTAGGCCCAGACAGCGGGAACCAGGGGAACGTACCGGGTGAAGCGGTTGAGCTTGTCGAACGCGGCAAGCGCGTCGCCGATGCCGGTAAGGATCTCGCTTGGGGTGAAGCTGGTCATGATCTCTCGCCTTTCGGGCTGAGGTGGCACTCCCGCCCTGTACGGGAGCGCCGGGGGTTGTTACAGGACTTGCGTCTCGTCGCCCGTGTCCGTGGACGTGGCGGGCTTGGAGGCGCTTACCGGCTTGCGCTTCCGCTTGCGGGTTCGGATCGTGAGTCCGACTCCGATTGCGAGAGCCAGCAGGACGGCACCGACCGTCAGGCCGACCGTGGGCGGGATGCCCTTGTCAGCGCTGGCGAGTCCGGCACCCGCGAGGGGTTTGTCCCTGCTAGTGGAAGCCACTTGCGGTTCCGCTTGCGGCTTTCCAGCAACGCTGAATGGTCCGGGCGAACCGGGCGGACCTGTGAGTCCGGGGTCACCCTTCGGACCGGCGATGCCGCGCGGCCCCGCCTGCCCTTGCGGGCCGGTGCTTCCGGGCGGACCGGTAGGTCCGGGCTTCCCGTCCGCGCCGGGCTTGCCGGACGGGCCGGTGTCGCCCTTTGGCCCTTGGGCACCGGGCTTGCCGTCCGCCCCCGCCTTGCCGGGTTCGCCGGGCCTGCCGGACGCGCCGACCGGACCAGGGGAACCCGCCGGACCCTGGGGTCCGGGAGATCCCGCCGGGCCCTGGGGGCCGGTGTCGCCCTTGGGTCCGGGCGGACCCGTGACCGGAACGAACACCGTGACCGTGGTGGTCACGGTGACCTCCGGTCCCGGCGTGCCGCCGGGCGGGTCATCCTGTGCCGCTGCGAGAGCGGCGAGTGGTGTGCCCGTGAGTGCGAGTGTCGCGGCCAGTGCCGCGAGTGCCCGCCGGGCGTTGGTGAATGTCATCACGACACAAATTGTGTCGTGATCTACACAGGCAATGAAGCACGAAGTGATCTCAAATAAGGAACGAATTGATCACAACGAACCTGGGCGGCTAGCTGACTTTGTAGGGCGGCATTCCCTTGTCTGGCAGGCTTTTCCGTCGCCGTGCGTCAATGTAGGTTGACTCTTGGTGCGGGGCTTGGGGTGGCACCCCTGGTTGACGCCTCTTCCGCGTGGGACATTTTGTGTCTACGCTTGCGGGGTGGCTGAGCGGGAGTTGTCTGATGAGCAGCGGGTGGCGCTGGCGGAGTTGAAGCATGTGTCGGCCGAGCTGGCGAGGTTTGAGCGCCGGCAGCGGGAGTTGGTGCTTCAGTGCCGTGGGGAGTTGGGGATTCAGGCGCGGGATGTGGCGTTGGCTGCGTATGGGGAGTGGTCGGAGACGACTCGTCGGCGGATTCAGCGGATTCAGGGGACGTCTTGATCTTGGTCCGACCAGGGTCAAAGCACTGTAGTCGTCCCTGAGCATACGAAAGGGTCGGGGGTATCCAGAGATACCAACCGACCCTTGTTTGTGTCCCAGCGTCGATTCTGGGACCGTCTAGCGTGCGTCTCGTGTCAAGCTTTGCGCGCATTGCGCGAATGATTCGTAGAAGGTCAACCCCAGCAGCGACGAGGTGTGAAGCTGGGGGCGTGTTTGTTTGTGCTGGTCAGCGCCGGGCGATGGCGACGCTGGGCACGGTGATGCGGCTCACGGGGTGATCACGGTGATGTTCGCCAGAGCGGTGAGGGCGACGGGCCCATGCTCGACCGGCTCGAAGATCGGGGAGCCGTGCTCGTCATAGACGCCGATCCAGTTCTCGTTACGGGCTTGGCGGGTGTTCAGCCGCCAGTTCTTGCTCTCGCGTCCGGTGGGTTGGACGATGACGCGGGTTTCGCGGTCGCGGCCGGTGATCGTCTGGTGGTTGGGGTTGTCGGGGTCGGCGCGGGCCCACCGGTTCGTGCGGGCATCGCGGACGGCGTCGTAGATGTCGATGACGACGCCTTCGGCGATTTCGCAGCTGGTGCTGATTCTGCGCGCGTAGAGCACGGTGGTGCCGGTCGTGTAGGGGTTGCCGCGCCAGTCGGTGCGGGTGGGTGTGGTCATTCCTGCTCCTGGTGGTCGTTGGTGGGTCGGCGGAGGAGGTCGCGGGCGAGTTCGGCGCCGCGGCGTGCGGTTTCGGTGCCGGGTGGCCGGTGGTCGGTGGTCCAGGGTTCTGGCCGGCGGGCGTTGGTGGGTCGCCAGCCTTGGCCGCGGAGTGCGTGCAGGTATTCGAGGGCGAAGATGTCGGCGTCGGTGGGGTCGTCTTGGTGGTCGCGTTCGCGGATGCGGTGGGCGAGTGCGGCGACGGCGACCCGGGTTTGACGGTCGAGGCTCTCGGGGTCGGTCATGGGCGTTCCTTGCTGGCGATTCTGCTTGCGGGTTGTCCACATATCGCCGGGTGTGATCTTGTCCCCTTCCACCTCAGGTTGTGAGACCCCGGCCCGCGTTAGGGATAGAAGGTGTTAGAGGGATAGGTCTTATAGGGATGGGGTCACGCTGTGGCGTGACCTAAGAGCGTCTTTGGTCACGTTGTGGCGTGACCTATCGGGCCCTTAGGTCACGCTGTGGCGTGACCTACCGGTCGCGTTCCGGGGGTCCTGACGACCCGCTATCCACAGGTCGCGGGGGTAGCTCGACTGACGCGGGCAGGAACGGAAGCTCGTAGTCGACCGCGTGACCCTTCCGCGCGAACACCGGTCGGCCACGCGTGTCCGTCGCGATCTGCACCCGCACCTCCAGGCCCCGCCGGGCGAGCCGCTGCAACGCGTCGTTCAGGCCGCGCGGCGTCAGCCCGGCCCGGTCCGCGATCAGCTCGGTCAGCGTGATCCGCGTCCCGTCGTCGCGCCGGTCGCCACGGTGCGTCCACATGCGCCTGCTGTGCTCGTTCGCCCGCTCGGCGACGATCAGCAGCACCAGCCGCTCGGCCGCGGTCAGCCCTTCGGCGGCAGCCGTACCGAGCCAGCCGGCGACCTCGCCCATCAGTCGAGCGCTCACCCGCTCCCCTCCCCCTCAACGTGCCGAGGGCCTTGAGGGAAGGTCTCTCTTTACTGATCATGCATACCGTCACGCAAGCACCCGCCGCACCAGCAAGCCCCTGCTCTCGGCGTAGCGCGCGCACTGAGTCGCCCCCGGCGACCCGTCGCGGATGAACGCGAGCACGAGGTCCGCGCCCAGATCGACCATCGCCCGGTTGCGGATCGGGCCCGCCGCGTCGCCGAACTTCGCCCAGTTCGCCGGGTAGTACTCCTCGACAACGTCCCGCCCGATCGCTGCCATCCGCATCACCCAGGCCGACGCGTAGCCGTCCGCGCCGCTTGGGCAAGCGCCGTGCACGACGACGAGCGACCCGTGCTCAACCCGCAACGCCGACAACGCGCGATCAATGAGGTCACCTTGACGCCACGTCCGCGACCCCGTGACGAGCACCCGGAACCGTGCCGCCGCCGGGGCTTTCCGCTCGTCGCTCACCGGGCCACCTCGCCGTGCTGGCCGCGGCCGTCCTCCAACGCGGGACCCTTCTCGCGCGCAGCGAGCGCCGCATCCCGATCGAGACGTGTCCCGAGCAGCGAGAACGCCAGCGCGGCGACCATCAGCTTGTTCACCACGTCACCGACGTCCAGCTGCACAACGTCCATCAGGCCGTCCGCAAGAGCGGCGAAGGCGAGACCGGCCAGCAGCACATTGACCATGCCGAGCCGGTCGAACGCCAGAATCCATCGCGTGATCATCGCTTGTTGTCCCCGCTCCCTGAGGGCGCCTCCACCACGGTGTAGGCGACGTGCGGCTTCCGCTCCAGCTCCGCCTGGGCGCGACGGCGTCGCGCGTCACGCTCGGCACCGGCCCGCGTCCAGAACCGGCGAGGCCGCAGATACCGGTCAACGCTCGGCTCAGTGAAACGGCCCCCGAGCCTCATCTCTGCCATGACCTGCCAGCGCTTCCAGGTCTTCACGCGTCAGCCTCCTCGGGGTCAAACTCGACGAGTTCGAGTAGCTCGACCGGCCGAGCGATGCCCTCCAGCAGCGTGCCCATCGTCCGGTTATGGCGGGCGTCGGCCAGAGCGTGGTGCTCATCCCCATCCCGGGACGGCAACGGCGGTCGGCCCAACCGGACATGCTCCTGCTTCAGGTCACACGTGAACATCGGGACACCAGTCGGCAGATTCACCATCGGCCCCCACAGCTGCGCGAGAACGACGTGGTCGTACGCCGCGTAGTAGGCCCACAGCTCCGGCTCCAGCGTCGACAAGATGAACTCGCGCACCTCGTTGGCGATCACCCACTGCGGCTTCACGGCCACGTTCGTCGGGTCGATCTGAAACTGCGGCTGCCCACCGAACGGGCCCCTCCGGATCCCGTCGACCAGCGGAAGATGCGGGACGACGTTCTCCATCAGCCAGTCGTGCTGCGCGACCTTCTGCCACGGCGCATCGAAGTTGACGGCGTAGTACTCGCGGCCGTCGTCGACGACGATTCCTATCGAGATCAGCTCGATCGTGGTTCCCGTGTCGAGAAACTCGGTGCCGTAGTAAATGCGCATCAGGTGCTCTCCCATTTCTTTCGGATGTGGTCTGCCATGCCTGGCGCCCAGAGGCGACGGACTGACTCATCGGCCTCGGGCGGGCCGCCGTTCATGTGGGTCTCTTGGCCGCGGTGCTCCCAGGCCGGTTCGCCGCACCGGTCGCACGCGTTGTACGGCTGGCCGACCCACACGAACCACTCGCATAGCGGCTGCTCCGGCTGGGCTACGTCGTCCGCGAACACCTCGTCGGGGTTGTCGAGCGTCGGATCGACGTGCTCGGGCCCACCGAGGTAGTAGCCGACCCAGTCCGTCTCGACGTACGTCCACGACCGGCAGCCCAGGCAGATGCAGTACACCCGGGCGGCCGTCGTGTTCGGCTGGCGGATCCGGACCCGGCCATGCGCGTCGAGCAGCTGGCACTCGAACACGAACGACAGCGGCTTCCACGCGTGGTCTTCGCTGTCCACGCATTTGTTGTGCGCGCCGCGGGGCTTCGCGTTGAGCTGCCGGTCGGCGTAGCTGGGACGGCGATTCACGCGCTGCCCTCGCCCTGCGACACATAGCGGATGCCGAAGTTGGCGCCGCGCTTACCGACTGTCCAGGTGCCGGTGGCGACGCCATTCTTGATCGTGGCCGAGCTGATCAGGTGGTCGAGGTCGGCCAGGAACATCGGCCACTCGTGTCCGTCCTGGTCGGTCCACATGAAATAGGCGGCCGACCGGCCACGGCGGCGACCTGTCATAGTGAGGGTCGCGGTGAACTCGGTGATGGGCCTCCAGTCCGGCGGCACCACGGCATACTCGCCGGTCTCGACCCGCCGGTAGTCGTCCTGCGGGTAGTGCATGAGGTTGCCGCGCCGGTCGTAGGGCGCTTCCTTGAGTGCTTTCACGGGTCTCCGATCGGTGGACGTCAGGCGCTGGTGGCTGCGGCGCGGGCTCTGGCCTTCTGTAGATAGCCGCGGGAAATCTGGAGGCGCTCGGCCACCTGGTTGGGGGTTAGGCCCTGCTCGGCGAGGAACGCTGCGTCCTCAGTGATGGCCTGGGCCCGTGGAACAGTGGTGCCGAGGTCGGGTTCTACGTCGGGGTCGTCGATGTCGTCCCAGGCCGCCAAGGGCACCCAGCCGTTGCGTCGCGCGCGGTTGCGGACGATGGCAGCGGTATGCCGTTCACTGCGGGTGGTGAGTGGCGGGTCCTGGTCAAACAGTTGGGCGGTCACGTCGCGGATCGCGCGAGCCTGGAAGACCCGCAGGATCAGCGCAACGTTGAGCACCTTGTCGAGCTGCCAACGGGGTACCTCGCACCGTTCGGACACCAGCGGCATGGCCCAGCCGCGCAGCATGAGCGCCTGGAGGCGGCGGCGACTGCCGGCCACGCTGATCCGCATCTCGTCGGGCATCTGGTCAAGGTCGATGGAGACCGCGAGCAGCCGCGTTGCGGTCTCCGTCCTCATCCGGGCTGACCCCGGCGAGCCAGCCTCGCCGTACACCAGCAGGTCGATGCTGCGTGCAGGGACTTGCGCCAGGAGGGCGATGGCGTCATAGGAGATGTACCGGCGCAGGTTCAGCACATGGGCCCGGACGGCTTCGGTGTCGGCGAACGGCTTCCACCTGCCGTACGCCAGGAGCCGGTGTCGTTCGCGTGCGTAGGCGGCGGATGCTGCTTTGCATTCCGTGCAGCGGCATTTCTGGACGGTGTAGGTGGCGTACTCACCGTGTCGCATTTCGGCGGGCTCCTTTCAGGGCGCGGCGCTGGCGGGCTAGGTCGAGCCGGACCACGTTGGGCGGAAGGACAGCGGGCAGTTCGGTCTGGACGGGGTTGGCGCGGGCGCAGGTGGCGACGTGCGGCATGAACACGTCCTCCCAGGGCTGTCGGGGCAACGCCTCGACCCCGTGCAGGGCTCTGGACTTCCACGCGCGCGGCCCGGTCCGGTAGCACGCGGTGTTCCCTGTGGCGGCTGGGTTGGGATCGACGGCGAGACGATTGCCCGCTTCGGTGACGGTCCACAGGATGGGTTCGCGGCACAGCCCGCAGAGGGAAAGCTCACGACCGGTGGGGATCATCGATTTGGCCCTTCCTCAATTGGCTCGTGGTGGCATATGTCGAACAAGGCGTATTGGTAGCCGACGACCTCGCCATCCACGACGACCGGGGCGCCCTCCTCGTGGGGAGGCTTGAAGGTCATGACGTGGCCTGGCTGTTCTTGTGGGCGTCGCGTTTCTGCTGGACGCGCCGGTCGTATGCGGCCTTGGACTGCTGCCTGCTGCAATCCAGGCAGATCGACTGCCTGCCGCCTTTGCCTTTGCTTCTGCGCCCGAACTCGGTGAACGACTTGACCTGCTGGCAGGTGTTGCACCTGCGCTCGCCGGACGGCACGCCTTGACGGCGCTCCAGCCAAGTGAGGCCGCCGAGCACCATCTCGGGGTCCTTCTCCTCTCTGAGCTCGCCAGCCCATGCCCGGCAGTCGTTGAGCACCGGGCAGCGGGCGCAGATCGCCTTAGCCTGGGCGATGCCGCTGTCGTCCCTGGATGACATGACGGTGGCCTTGCCGCCGCAGGCCGCGCGGGCGTGGAAGTCGGGGACGTCGCCTAGGAGGGTCCGGATCAAGCAGTCACACCCTGCCGGTTGGCGTGCCGCTTCTCGCTTTGAAGCCGGATGTACTGCGTGGACTTGGCGTAGCCGTGGGGGCGTTCAACCACGAGACTCCCCCGCTCCCATATTGGCTGGATTGGCGCGCCAGCAATCTCGACACCGACCACCGCGCCTGTGAGACAAGGGCTTGCCGCATGTCGCGCAGTTGCTCGGTGGTCCGCCTCTGCTGCGGTTTCGGCCGCGAACACTATCCGCCCGGCACTCGCGTGAGCACAGAATCTGAGCTTTCGTCGTCCGGCGGAATAGCTGCCCGCACTGCTTGCACAAGATCGGCTCGGACAGGTCATAGCCTCTGGCCTTGTACGAACACGCTGCGGTGCAGAACCTCTTCGTCGTGCGCCCGACAAGCTCGAAGGGCGTACCGCAGTACTCGCAAGGGCGAACGTTGTCGGTTCCTCGAGTGAGGGTCGAGCGATGCTGGGCGAAGATGAGAACGGTTCGAGGGCTCTGCTGGTCGAGTTCGGCCACTCCGTACACCGCTGTGACTTGGGAATCGTCGTTCCAGGCGATGCCGTTGGCCGCATCGCACACGTGCTTGATCATGTTGTCCACGTCGATGCGCTGCTTGTTGGGCCGGAAGAAGATGCAGCCCAGTGCGATATTTCCGGTCCACGGCTGGTCGAAAATGCGTCGAAGATGCTGCGCCGTGCGCGCTTCGGCATCGACGTCTTCCTTGGTTCGGTATGGCTTCCCGTTTCGTGTGAACCGCGGGCGGCTCTTACTGGGCGGTTCGCCGTCAATCACGGCCATCATCATCTGGCCGGTCCCAGGGGCGAGTGCTTCGCACAGAAGCAGAGCGCGCTCGGCGTCCTCCTCTCTGCCGCCCGCAGGAAACAGACTGTCCGGTGTGAGTTCCAGCGGCTGGGAGTCGTTGATCACCGACGCCACTCCTTCGGGGCCTTGATGCTGGTCAAGCCCTGCTCGCGGATGTACAGGTCCCAGACGCGGTCATCCACGCCGTCTGGGCTCGACTCGATGGCTCGGGCCTGGGCCTTCGCGGCCAGACGGTCCGCTTTGCGGCGGCGGTGTTGAGCACGGCGGTGGTCGAGCCATGCTCCGGCGATGAAGAGCACCCACGCTGCGACTACGAAGCCGCCGATGACGGCGAGAATGTCCTTGATCACGAAGACTCGTCCCCCTGGGTTTCGATATCGGTGTGCGGGCGCTGTGACTCGACGTCGAGCCACAGCGCTGCGGCGGCGAGGATCGTGAGGATCAGGCCAAGCCCGGCGAGCATGACCACCAAGTACGGATCAGCGGTCCACAGCGCGGCGAGCACGGGCTTCACCTACTTGGCGGCATCAGCGCGAAGCGCCAGCGTCCGGTCATAGTCGGCGAAACGGACCTTCGCCTTGGTCCGCCGGTCTGTGCTGGACAGCACCAGACCCTCGCTGCGTCCAGGCGCTCCATTCAGTTGCGCCGCCGTGGTGGCGTAGCGCTCCATGAACACGCGCATGTCGGCGACCGTGGTCGGCAGCATGTGGGATGCTAGGGCGAACAGCTCCGGAGCCCGCTGCACGCTCTGGTCCTCGGCGAAGCCGTCCAGCTGCCCCTCGTCCAGCCATTCCTGCCCGCCGTGGTCCCGCCAGCGGGCCACAGCCTCGACGTCACGATCGAGGATTGAGACGGGCACGAGGGACACGTCGAACAGCCGTGCGCTGGATACGCTTCGGTTGCCGTACTGCGCGGCGGCCTCGCCCTGCTGGCCGTAAACCTCCAGATACGCGGTGACGACCATGTCCCGGCGGGGATTGGTTAGCCGCTCGGCGATGCGGCTCAGCGTCGCGACGATGCCGAGTGCGTCGCGCACCACCAGGTCACCGACGGCGGTCAGCAGCTCATCGCGTGAGCCGATCAGCCAGCCGGAGTTCTCTGGCAGCAGAACGATTCGCCCGTTAGTGCCGTCCACCTTCTCGTAGCCCCAGACGGTGCCGCGGAACGAGATGGGGTCCTCGTCGAGCAGCGGCGACTTGCGCCGCGACTTGTCGAGTGTGTGGTAGGTCGGGATCGCGGGATACTTCGTGGCCGAATCGAGCGCGCGCAGGCGCGGCCCGTACAGGTCGGACAGTTGGAGAGTCACTTTGTTGATCGCTTTCATGCGAGCGTGGGACGGTGGAGGACGCCGCCGGCCGCCGCGGTGTGATCCGCCGCGGCCGAGCAGCGAAGTGGGGTGCAGCGCGGACTACGGCTTGCCAGGAGTGACGTTGACCTTGCCGTCGCCAGTCACGTACACCTGGAGCTGGCCCTTCTCGACAGCCCGCCACAGGACCGCGCCCTCGATGCCCAGCACATCCTTGAGCGCCTTGATCTGGTCCAACTCGGTGAGCGCGCGGGTGTTCTCAGCCTTCTGCGCCTCGTTGCGCTGGTTGGCGACTTCCTTGGCCGTCTTCGCGTCCTGGAGGCTTGGCGGAGCCATCGGCATCTGGAGCGTCAGCTTGAAGTTGGTGAAGTACTGCTTGCCGGTCTGCTCCTGGATGAAGCCCGGCAGCGAATCGGCGACTGCCTTCTCCCAGTTCTGCTTGACGGTGTTGTCGCCGGAGAGCTGCTCCCACGTGTACGCCTTGGCCGCGGCATCCATCGCACGGTCTAGCGGCTGCTGAACGACGACGCTCAGCATGCGCCGCCAGCCGTCAGGGGTGTCGGCGGCGTACTTGCGGCCGATGTTGCGCCAGAACTCGTCGAGGGTGGCGCAGTCGGTGGTGAGGTTGAACGAGGCGACACCGCTGACCAGCATGGTGATGTTCCCGGCAGCGGAGACCGTGATCGGGCCGGTTTCTGCCCCCTCCTTGACGACGACCGCGTTCGGGTTCTTCGGATCGGCCGACCCGGCGAACTCGAACGTGCGCAGGTCGGCGGGTAGGACCACGCCGTAGTCGTTGATGTCGAGCATGGAGCGCTGGCCCGGCGCGACACATGATTCCTTCTTCGTGGTGCCGGAGAACATGTCGTAGTCGTAGTCGATGGCCTGCTCGTTGGTCTCGGTGGTGACCGAGCAGGCGGTCAGGGCTGCCAGGGCGAGGATGGCGGCGGGGATGTACTTGCGGGTCATGAACGAGCTTCCTTGCGGGTTGAGGGGGCGGTGTGGAATTTGCGGATCTTCAGTTCGAGGAGCTGGGCGGTGGGGTCGACGCCGAGTTGGTCGATGGCCAGCTGGTGGAGTTCGGCGACGAGCTGGCGGTGCCGGGCGAGTTCGCGTTGGCTTTCGCGGGCGCCCTTGACGCGGGACTGGATCCACACGACGGCGACGTAGGCGATGGCGATGATGGCGACGAGGGTCAGAACGATGAGGGCCCTCACGAGGGCCGCCGGGCGAGCTCGGCATCGATGCGCGCCTGCTGGGCGTCGTCGACGATGGGGCGGACCAGGTCTGCGATGAGCGCTGCCGCCGGCCGGGTGGAGAATCGGTGGCCTTCACGCTCGCGGTCCTGGACGAGGGCGTAGGCGATCGGCGCGGTGACGACGAGGTTGTGCTTGGCGAGCAGCACGTCGAGCGCCTCGACGGTCGGCACCTCCGCCGGGGTGCAGCCGTACCAGAACACTTCGGTGTCGTCGCCGTCCGCACCGTCTCCGGGCTCGAACGCCGACAGGAAGTAGGTGGACAGCGGCGCGTCCCAACCGACCTCGGTCGTGCGACCTGCGGAAGCACCAGGCTCGTTGGCAATGGTGTATCGGCTCATCGCCGCCGACCCTTGGAGATGGTGGCGACCGCCGGGACGGCGATCGCGTGCAGCAGGAGGGAGGTGACGACGGCGTTGCCATAGGTCATCTCGGGGATGACGGCCCACCACTGGTGGTGAAGGTAGGCGACCACCAGCATGATCAGCCAGGAGTTGATCAGCCAGTACGCCGCCGCAAGCAGAATGGCGAGGAACATGGTCACTCACCCCCGTTAGCGGCACCGGTGACGCCCGCCCATTCGAGGTCATCGGGGGTGCACGGGCGCAGCTCGACGCTCTCGCCGTCGTCCTCCTCGATGGCTTGCCGGGCGCATCTCTCGAACTCGCGGAGCGCGTGGGTGAGCGGCAGTGGCCTGTCCGGTGCGACCGGGGTGTCGTCGATGAAGACGTACCAGTACGGCCCGGTCTCCTCGTCGTAGTCGATGACGCTGTAGTCGGCGCTGCCGTCGCCGTTGAGCACGATCTGCGCCTTCGTGGGTCCCATGGCGGACTCCTTCTTCGGGTGAGGTGACTTTCGCAAGCGGTTTAGCTTGCGGGTTGAGTGGCTTCGTGGGTGGGGGTCGCGAACACGCGATCCACCACCTTGGCTAGGTGCGGGTCGATGTCGCCCAGGGCGCTCTCCGGCTCGAGTGTGGCGGCGGTGCGGGACTCGTCGCGGTAGCAGGGCGCGTCCGTCTGGTGCGTGATGCCGGGCTCGGCCGGCTGGCCGCAGGCGCACAGCGCGGGGGCGGTCGCTCGCTGCTCGTCCGCGCGCTGGAGCTGGCCGATCCGGATCTTCAGGTCACGGTGGTAGGCGGCAACCACGCGCCCCAGCTTGTCGGCGATCCGCTCGGCGTCGACGAGGGCGCTCAAGTCGCCTCCCGAGGCCGGGACACGGAGCTGGCCCACAACGAGGGTGAGCTCCGTCAGGCTGACCTGGTGGTAGATCTGCTCGGGACTGAACGGCGTGTCCGCGACGAACACCTGTCTGATCATGATGGGTCTCCGTTCCAGATCACGTGGTCTTGCGGCGAGTGCGGGCCTTCTGGGCGGACTTGCAGGTATCGCAACGGCACCCCCAGTTGTGGTAAGCGCCGGAGGTGCCGTGCGGCACCAGCTCCGGATGGGAGATCGCCCTCGCTCGGAGGTTGGCCCGGGTCATGCGCAGCCGCTCGGCCACCGCCGCAGTGCACGACACGCAGCGGCAACCGCCGTTGTAGGTTCCGGCCTTGCCGTGCTGAGGAGCCCTCGCGCGGGCCATCAGTGCTGACCGTCCTCACCGCGGGCGGCCTCCACCTGGGCGATGAGTGCGGTCCAGGCATCGATGACGCCTCCGGCCGCGTTCAGGCCCTGGAGGAGCGTGGCGAGGTCGGCCGAGGAGAGCTCGTCCGGCTTGGTGATGGTGCGGCCGAGGAGGGCGGAGGTGTCGCGGAGCCGGTCCTCCTTGGATTCGACGCCGAGGCCCTGGAACAGGCCGCCGATCTGGGAGAGCTGAAGGTTCCGCTCCGCCTCGATCTCGGCTCGCAGCTGCCGCAGCGCGGCGACCACGCCCTGTGCTTCCTCGTATGTGAGTTCGCTGCTGGAGGTGATTGGGCGGTTGAGGAAGTGGGAGAGGTAGGTGAACCGCTTCTCGTCGTTGATGGCCTTCGAGCCCGCCCCGGTGGCGGAGGTGATCTCGCAGTCCTTGAGCAGGGCGTGCATCTCGGCCTGCTGGCCCTTGCTGATCATCACGACTGGCTCGGCCTCGTGCGGCTCCTCGTCGTCGACCAGCTCGCCCTCGTGGATGTCGTCATCCGCTGCGGCCTGGGGCTCGGATTCGGGCTGGGCCTCTGGCGCGGTCTGGGCCTTGGCCGCCATGTTGAGGGCGTGCATGACCTGGGCGGCCTCTGCCCCCGTCAGCTCCTCGGACTTCTGCACCGGCCGTTGCGCGACCTTCGACAGGAAGCCGGGCGCGGTCTCCTTGGTGTATCCCTGGGCGACCATCGCCGCGCCGATCTCGTTGCGCTGCTTCTTGCTGGCCTTGTCGGTGTCCTGGGAGTCGTCACCGTGGCCGGGGTTGACGCCGAGCGCGTCACCGAGGGACTGGCCCTGCGGCGTCCTGGCGTCGGTGATGACGATGGAGCCGTCTTCGTTGACCTCTGCGCCGAGCTCTTCGGGGGTGTAGCCGACGCCGCGCAGGGCCTCCTCGCAGGCTTCGCGGGCCACTTCAGTGATCGCGCGAGCCTTCAGCATCCCTTCCCGATAGTTCTGCCACACCTTCTTGCCCGTGACCCCGGCAGCGACGGCGCGGTCCCACGTCCATTCGGCGCGGAACTCGAAGTCGGGGTCGTCACCACGGACGATCGTGGCGACCGCTTTCACCAGCGCCCCGTTCTGGGGGTTACGTTCGACCCAGATGCGCAGCCTGTGGCCGGCGTCCCGCACGAGCGCGGAGATGAGCCCGGAGGAGGCACAGGCCCGGCCTTCGATGATGTGCACGCCAAGGATGGCGGCCATCGGGGAGATGCCAAGAGAGCGGCCAAACTCGACCGCGTACAGCACATTGCCCGGCTTGTTCCGGTACTGGGCGGGCAGGAGGTCCGACACAGCCAGGGCCTTGGCGTACTCCTGCCGCTCGACGAGGGTGTCCTCGCGGCGAATCACGGCGGGCAGCGTTTCAGTGGTCATCAAAATGCTCCTACGAGGTCGGAAATGTCGGGCAGGGCCTTCTCAAACTTGAGGAAGGGCACACCTTCGGCGCCCTTGGCCATGCGGATAGCGACCAGGTCGCCGTTGAAGTAGGCCCGGCGGGCGGTGCCCATGGCGACCAGCAGTTTCCCTTTGGCCGTCAGCACTGCTGCTTCTGCGGATTCGAGCTCCTGGAGCGCGTCGATCACCTCGATGGCCAGGCCGGGCTCCATGAAGTACTTGCCAGCCCGGTCGATCAGGGGGTGCTGGCGACGCAGCGACTCGTACGTGGCCTTACGGTCGTCGAGGTCGGGCATGTCTCCCAGCAGGAGGGAGGCCATGAACGACTCGCACCGCTCGCGGATCACGGCGGCGTAGTGCTCGTCGTAGTCCACCACGTACTCGCGGAATTCGAGCCTGCCGGTGAGCAGGCCGACGCGGGTCCGGCGGGCGCCGATGGTGTCCATCTGGAACAACACCTGGACGAGGTAGTACAGCGGGATCTCGTTGGTGCCGGGCTTGCCCCATTCGCGGCCGTCGGCGTCGGTCTTGCACTCGATCAGCTCGGCCAGCTCGTCCCCGGCGTAGAAAAGCCGGTCCGGCGAGGTGAGCTGCCAGGGCCGATCGTTGCTGACCCAGGTGCCGCCGGGCAGCATCCGGTACTCCGGGTGCCGGTCGGCAAGCCAGTTCGCGACCGCGGGCTCGAGGTAGTGGCCGCGGGCCTGCTCCTTGGTCTGGGGTTCCGGTTCGACCAGCCCGGCCATGAGGCACCACAGGGAGAACGGCGACTCCCATGGCGACAGGCCGAGCACAGCGGCGGCCTTGGAAGCGGACATGTAGCGAAGCCACTCCGTGGAGCCGGGCTGAACGTCCGGGATCTGGTGAGCGGTCAGGACCGTCACAGACCACGCTCGCGCTCGTACTCCCACTCGCCGTAGGTGCCCAAGGCCGGCCCGCCGCGCCACGACGGCGCGTGGAGGTACGGGTGACGCCGCTGCTCGGCGGGCTGCTCTTCGCGGAGAGCGCCGATGAAGGCGTCGAGTTCGTCTTCGTTGGGCGGTTGCTCGCCCGGGGGGTTCAGGGTGGTGCTGGTCACGCGGTGGGCTCCGGGGCGTACTCGGCGATCAGGATGTGGCGGCGGACCTGGTCGATCAGCTCGTCGGCCAGGTCGGATGCCTCTCGGGGGTCGAGCTCTTCGGGGAGGCTCTCAACCAGCGCGGCGCGCAGCGGGCCATAGGCAGCGCACGTCTCGTGCTGGTGGGCGTAGAGGGCGAGGATCGCGGTGGGCTTGCCGTACTGCCCGACGATGCGGCGGATGGCGTGCGTCTCGGCGTCGAGGGGGGCGCTCATCGGTCACCACCGGCCGCGATGGGAAGGGGCTCGGTGCTGAGCGGCTGGGTCTTGGCCGCGAGGTCGAGCAGAGGCGTCAGCAACTCCCAGACGGTGATGCTGGCGGATTCGCTTGCGAGAGCGACGCGGGCCTGGTCGAGCCGGTAGAAGTGGCCGGGGATCTGCATCCACGTGAGCCCAGCGATGTGGCGGTAGGCGTAGAAGCGGGGGTTGCGGTTGTCCGGCGTGCGCCGGATGACCACGTCCAGCTGCTGGGCGTGGACGACGGTCCATGTGCTGCGGCGGGTACGGAGGCTCAGCGTAGAGGGGGTGAGTCGAGGCACGACGATTCCTTTCGGGTGGGGGCTATGGGGCGGGCGCGTCGCTGGCTTGGGCGAGGCGTTTGGTGACGCGGTCGAGCTCGGCCTTGCGGCGCTTGAGCTCCAGCTGCACGAGTGCGAGTTCTTGCGTGGCCGCCGCGAGTTCGGAGGCGACGTATCGGTGGAACAGGTGGTCTCGGAGGGCTTGGCGCGGGATGCGGAAGCTCTTCTTGTGGATCGAGATGTTGGCCAGGCTCTTGTCTCGGATGAGCCCGAGGACGGTGGATGGGCTCACGCGCATCGCTAGTGCGGCTTCTTGGACGGTGAAGAGCTTCTTCCTGGGGGGAGCCGCTGCGTCGAGAATGCCGTTGACCAGGTCTTGCACGCTTTCGATGAGGTCGTTCACGGGGTTCATGTCCCCCATCGCGACCTTGGTTGGTGATGATCTACTAGCACAATCAGACGCTAGTCGATCATTCGAGAAAGTCAAGGATTTTCGAGAAATTCGCGAAAATCGCGCACGTCATCGTGATGCTGAGAAGTGTCTGTAGGTACTGGCATTCCGCGTACTCCCTGGTACGGTTGGCGCAGCAAGCGCAAAAACCGCAGGATCACGGAAATCACGAAGGAGCCGGGCTGTGGCCACCAACAAGAGCGCCTCACCAGCTCTGCCACCCGAAGCCAGCCTCATACGCCAGCTACGGGAACGACCTGCTGCGCTAAGCCGCAAGATGAGCCTGTCGACCGCGATGAAGCGGCTGACGGAGATCGCCCCCGATGGGTACGGCTTCAGCGACGGAACGTGGCGCAACATCGAAGCCGGCCGGAAGATCGCGGAGGACTGGGAGCTCGTTCTCATCGGGCTCGTCCTCTACGCCACCCCCGAGCAAATCGCGGCGACTGGACGCACCGACGCTGCGGAACTGCTCCGCAAGGAGATCGACGCGCGCGCCAAGACCGAGCTGGCGGCCTCCAAGGTCAGCTTGGACGACATTCCCGCGGGGACCAAGCAGAAGCTCCTCCGCCAGCTGGCAGAGATCGACAATGTGCCCGGCGCGACGGAGCAGGACCGCCAGGAGATGCGCGACGTGCTGTTCGGCCAGATCGATGCCCTCATGGATATGCACGCCGCGACGCTCCGATTCAGAGCTCGCTAGCGGACCTGCTTGCGGAGCCGGGCTACGACGCCTGGCGCTTCGGCATCCACTCGCTGGTCGCCGCGATGAATCCCAGCTGGAATCGGCTCCTCGCGCCGCAGAAATCCAGGAACTGGCCGATCCGGCGGGTCAGGTTGCGCTGTGACACCCCGGTCGCTTTGACGATCATCGAGTCCGTCGCCCCGTCAGCCAGCATGCTGAGGATCTGCAATCCGTCCTCGTCGAACAGAACGGCCTTGGGTCGGCGCACTCGCGTGCCTGATTCGGCGCCAGTGCGCCGGACGAACGCGCGGGCCGGTACGCCTTGCGCCCACCGGGCGTCGAAGGCCGCCAGGACTAACGACATCATCAGGCCGGGCTGGATCACCAGGACAGCGCCGGTCTCTCGGTCGCGCGGCATGATCGCCAGCTCTCGGTCCTTCACCAGCATCTTCGTTGGGAGATCGTCGTCCGGCGCGACTCGCACCTCGCACCCGCTGTTGTGCGACTTGGTGATGTCCCGGCGGGCGGCGGGGTCAGAGAAGACGCTCGGCTCGACCAGGATTCGGCACGTCGTGGTGTGCTCCACGACGTCGTCAACCAAGGGTGTGACGAACTGGTAGGGGTAGGTGTACATGGCCCTCAGTTCCCGCACCGCAGTGTCCCGGATCTCCGAGAACGTTTTCGTGATGATCGCGGGATCGCGGATGACCTCAACCGGGTTGTCCGCCGACTCCCAGTTGTTCGGGTTCTCGTTGAAGCGGCTGACCAGGTCATCCAGTGCGGACTTCGCGGTGGTGTACTCCTTCTGGATGCGGAGCACACCACCGCTCAAGGCCAGCGCCGGGTTGCACGCGCTGATCAGCTCATCGCCCATGGTGAGATGGCGTTCCGCCAGGTTCCCTAACAGCCTCTCCGCTGGGCCACCGAACCTCTCGATGACCTCGCCGCGGGGTATGGGGCTGTTGGCCAGAACGAACTGGTAGACGTGGCTCTCCTCGTGGTCGAGCCCGAGCGCCTTGTACACCTGTTTCTCCTAGTCGGCTTATGCGTTGCGTCGTTTCACCGGAGGGGCATCGTGGGGGCGAGGTCCTGTTCGTGGAGAAGGCCGAGTTCGTAGGCGAGCCGAGCTGTGGCTGCTCGGGCTTTTCGGTGGCGCTGTTGTGCAGCGCATACGGAGGCCGGGATCGGCACGGCGAGAAGCCACATTGTGAGCAGGCTGAAGGCGTGGGTGCTCGGCCCGGCCGGGCCGAGCACCACGAGCGCGCCGGCGAGCGAACTTAGGCCCCAACCAGCGGTTGCGGCGACCATGCATGCGCGCATGCGCCTGTTCTGTCGTGTCAGCATGCGCTGCTTCCGGAGCGCGAAGGCGCCTGTATCAGCTCTACCAGCCGCTTCCGTGCGCGTTCCGCTCGGCCACCGGGGATGTCGAACGCGGCGTCGACGTCGGGCTGCTTGTCGAGGCCGGGCCCTGCAAATCGTCAGATGAAGCGCTGGCGGATTCAGACTCAGGGCTCGGGATCGGCTCTGCCGTGGTCGAACTCAGCGGCGCGCCGGGGTCGCTGTCGGCGGCGCCTGGGAGCGCGCCCGCCAGGATGATCGCGACGACTGCCGCCCCAGCCGCAAGGTACAAGCCGATCTTCGTCCTGAGATTGGAGTCCATCGTGGACCGTTCCCTTCTCTTCCTCGCTCTGTGCACCTGCAACTGACATGCGGCAGTGCAAGAGTCAACTTTCTGCGTGAGCGTCAAGAAAAACCGCTCTCGCCGTGTGTGTCCATGGATTCGTTCGGCCTGTTTTGGCCACGGCCATAACCCGCCACTCGCGAGAGCCTTGCCCCGTAAGCCCACTGCGGATCGTAACCTCTAGATCAGCAAGAAAAGATAACGATCACCTATCGTCGCTAATGGAGGGCATGGTGCGGGAATCCCGGCCGGTGTCATAGTGTGATCTTCACCCAAAACGGGAAAGGTTTCGAACTATTTCAGGGGGCCCCAATGAGGCGAGCCATCCAAGTCACGGGCGCTGTAACCGCGTTGTGCGGAGCGGCCACCGCCATGCTCATCAGCGTCACAACGCCAGACACCGCCGAACACCCCGCTCTCACCGCCGCGTTCGTAGCGTTGATCCTGGTGGGAGCACTCCTGGGACTCCTCGCCCTGCCATACGGCCTGCCGGAACCCCAGACACTCTCAGAGGCGTACCGACAGGGCCGAAACGACGCTCGCGCCGAGGCCCAGGGAATGCAACGTTCCAGCTAGCCGGAAGCGCTCACGCCTCCCGTCTCGTGCCACTCCTCCAGGTCGAACTGGCCGGCCACGAAGCCCTCGCGGAAGCACAACCACTCCAACGGAGTGAAGGACAACACCAGCCCCGCCCCTTCCGGCTTCGTATCCCCCACCTCGACACGGTCACCGTTACGTCGCACCATGACGCAGCCGTCAGCGGTGTCCGACCACGAACTCTTCTGCCACTCCTGGGACAGCAACTACAGCTCCTTGAGGATCTCCGAGACGAAGACGGCGGACTGCTCGGGAGTCAACGCCAAGGCCGCGAGACGCTCGAAGCAGCGCTCGTACTCACGGACGGTGTCGATCTTATCGGCCACCCGTTCATCCGGCGGCGTCTCGAAGTACACGTAGTTCGCCCCACCAGGCAAGGACAGCAGAACGAAGGGGCCGCTCAGCCCCGGGTGAGCACCCACTGAATCCTCAAGCACTTGGATGACCACGTTGGGCCAGGAGGCCATGACGACCAGCCTCTCGAGCTGCTCGAACATGGTGTCTCGGGTGCCGATCCTGCGGCGCAATGCCTGCTCACCGATAACCCCATGCAATTCGACTGGAAGATCACAGCCGAGAAGTTCACGCTGCCTGGCGAGACGTGCCTTGAGCTGGAGCTCTACTAGGCGAGGCGAAGAGCCGTGCTGGCCCGCAGTGAAGATCTCCCGCGCGTAGTCCGCCGTCTGGAGCAGACCCGGAACCAGCAGAGGTTGCCAGGAGCGTTCAATCGTGGCTTCGGTCTCAAGCGCAACGTACTCCCCTACTACGGCTGCGTACTCCTTCCACCAGGGCTTCAGGCGGGCTTGGCGGGCAAGCTCCTCGCATGTCGCCCGCGTGTCGGAGTTCACCTCGTACACGTCCAGCAGATCGGCCAGGTCACCGGGAGTTGGCAGGCTCTCCCCTGTCTCGACTCTGGAAAGCTTGGTGCGGCTCCATGCCCGTCCGAGCTGTCGGAGCTGGGTGATCGCGTCGCTCAACGTCTGGTCTCGATCGGACCTCAGGTCGCGAAGGATCTGAGCGAGGTGGCGCTGGCGCAGTGGAGGGCTGATGCGCTGCATCTTGGGATTGTCCATGCTGGCGAGAGGGGGTTGTGCAATTCTTGCACATCTTCATGCGAACGTGACGAAAGCCATCTATCAGTCATTAAGGGCATGGCCGGACAATCTCCCGCGAGGGAGCGTAACGGACAAAAGACTGCGCCCATGTCGTGAAGGTTGGGCTAACTGGCGTTGAGCACATTATTCAGCCCAGTGCGCGTTGCCGCCAGCGACACGCACAGTGACCACAGAACGGATATCACTGGTATAGCCGTCGAACCTTACGGGCTCATCTCCTCGCACCGGTGAGTGATTTCCATACGTCCCGTGCCCTCGCATGCGACCCTCTGCCGGTCTCCTCGTAGCGGGTGTCGTTCCAGCGCAGGACGAGGTACTGGCCGCCTTCGTGGCAGAACTCGTAGGTGCCTCCGGAGGAGGTTTCGAGCACTCGCGTTGTCGGCGTCCGCGGGACATGCGGTTCCCATCTGGTCATGGCAAGTCGCTTTCGGTGGGCGCGGCGCCGGCCTCTCGCCTGGGGCAGCTCGCCGCCGCGCCCGCTCGCAGCCCGGCCCCCACGGATTCGGGAAGTTCCGGGTGTTGAAGCCCCGACCCGCCAACTGCGGCACCGGCAGCAACAGGTCGGGGAGATCTAGGTGTGCGGTGGTCATAACTGCGCCTTGGCGAGTAGTCGGCCGACCCGCGCGCAGTCCTGGGGAGACACCGCCCCGTGTCCCTGTATGAACAGCAGAGGTTGAGCTTGGGCCCACGGTTGCCACATCCGCCGGAACGCCTCAACGTCGGCAACCCCGAGCGCGGCCACGATCGCAGGGATTGACGCACCTTGGAGCAGCGCCCTGGTCGCCGATGCCATCGCGTAGGCGTGGGTGGTCTGGTTCATCGCCGACACCCACGCCACCTCGGCCAGGCGGAATCTCGCGTCCCGCTCCCCGTGCATGCCAAGCAACCCGCGCCAGCGCTGAACCTGCTCAGCGAGGGTGTAGTCCATCGCTTCCCGGCAGGTCAGCATCATTCTCGGGTCAAAACCAGTGTCGTTAGAGATCTCGCTCATGCGTCTATCACAACGGTGAGTAACGATGCGCGAACAGATGCCGATGGGGGACACTGAGGGACACGAGCGTGTCCCCTCCTTGCTGACGAGGTGCTGCGGCATGAGCGATGCGGGCGAACTCCCGGCCTGGGCCGAGACCATCCGCGACGAAAGGCGCACAGCGGGCTGGTCGCAGAAACAGCTGGCTGCGGAGCTGTACAAGGCGGCGCGTAGTTGTTCCGTTGTGCTATCTGAGTTCGATTCCGTGGTTCGGCGGATCAAGTCTCACGAGGCCGGAACGAACAGGCCCAAAGACCCGTATCCGCTCCTGTACTGCCGCGTGTTCGGCATCGACGAGGTCACCCTGTTCCAGGGTCCGACCCGATCCGCGGCACCCGCGGTAGATGATCTCATCGAGCACGCCTCGTGGGTCGAGCGGACCAACGTGGGTGACTCCACCATCGCCATGCTCGATGAGACCCGCTACCACCTCGGGGAGAGGCACACGCAGATACCGCCCGCCCAGATGCTCGCCAGCGTGCTCCGCTACCACCGCCAGATTCACGCTCTTCTGCGCGGTGGCAAACAGCGGCTACGGCAGACCCGCGAGTTGTTCCGCATCGACGCCGACCTTCTCGCGCATGCTTGCATCCTCATGGGCGACCTCTACGACGACGAATCGGCCGCGGTCTACGGAGAAGCTGCGCGGCTGTGTGCTGAGGAAGCCGACGCGAGCCCGGCCGCGGCGCTCAGCGCCCAAGCAAAGACGGAGCGCTGGCGCCACCGATATGCGATCTCGGCCGATGCGGCTCGTCGCGGGTTCGATTGCAGTCCGGCCACTCCGCTGCGCGTTCTCCTGGCGTGCCAGGAGGCGAACGCGGCGAGCCTGCTGGGGGACTTCGTGCGCGCGCAGGCGGCGCTCCTTCGTGCGGACGACGCTGCGCAGGTAGTCAGTGACGACTCCGGAGTGACGCCCTGGTCGTGTCCCGCTCCGCGCCGGTCGCTGTACGCCCTATCCGTGGCTTTGCAGGCCAGGGAGGCGAGAGCGGCCTTGACCGCGGCGGACGCGGCGGAGAGCGCATGGGCCGATGGAGCTCCACGGGTTGTCGCCTCGTGGGCTCAGGTGCGGTTCGGCGCCGGGATCGCTTACGTGATGATGAACGACGTCGAAGCGGCGGCCGAGCACATCGCTCCTGCCCTGCTCTTGCCGCCCGAACATCGGTTGGCCACGATCACCAGCTATCTGGTCCGCATGGACTCGCGCCTGCAAGCGCCTCAGTTTCGCGGCTCCGATACGGTGTCCACGTTGCGCGAGCAGATCAGCGCGTTCACCTCGGCTCGCGCTCTTCTTCCAGCGGCGGAGGACGCGTGAGCCCCTTACCTGAGCAGATGGCCAACCGTTGGGAGCTTCGCCGGCCCCTGATGCTGCCGCCCGGCCAGGGTTTGCTCTACTGGCACGTGTTGCTGGGCGAAGAACCGGAGGCGGTGGCCATCGTGGAGGAAGCCCAAGCTCGCCTCGGCGGGCTTTCTGGGCTTGACCTGGTACCACTCAGCCATATCCATCTGACGGTGCTGATCGCTGGCTACTCTCACGAGACCACCAGCACACAGGCAGCCGAAATGGCTCAGGCCGCCGGGCACCAGCTGGCCGACGTCGGCCCCATTTCGGTGACGTTGGGTCGCGTGCTGTACCACCCTGAGGCGGTCGCCTTGGAAGCACAGCCGGCCGAACGGCTCACGCCGCTGCTGGAAGCGGCCAAGACGGCTACCCGAACGGTCACCGGGCAGGAAGGACGGCTCGCTCACGACCTTTGGACGCCCCATGTCACTGTCGCCTACAGCAGCGCCGACGGCCCGGCCGCACCCATCATCAACGCGCTCGGCAAGCGGCTTCCCGACCGAGATGTGACCATCCGCAGCCTCAGCCTCGTGGCCCAAGACGGACCTGAGACGACTTGGGCGTGGCAACCCTTGACAGAGGCGCGTCTTGACTCTCTGTGATCGACGGTATCCGTTCAAGGGTTGATCGCCGGAGGAATCGGGCATCGTGCATGTCGCACACCTTCGCGGGCGGACTTCTCCCAGCTCAGATACCCTGTCGCATCTACCCCATAATGCGAACATATGCTCTAATGTGTGGACTAGCCGCGCACTTGGAGGCCCCCTATGCCGTTCCTGGACTACGCCGACGCCGTCCTCGCTGCCGTGGCGGCAGGCGGATGGATCTTGGCCGGCGTGGTCACCTGGCGGCATCGCCGGAATGAGGCCAGCCGCAGGCAGGCATACGAACTGGGCATACTCCACGCGCAGGAGATGGCAGCAGAAGACTTCCGTGCCATACCGCGCAGATGAATACGGCCCCCGGCGAATCGCCGGGGGCCGGTGCGGATGTGATGACATTCAACGCCCGCAAGCTCGAATCTAACGACTGATGCCGCCGTCCACAATCTGCCGAATCTCGTAGATCGTCAGACCTACCGCAGCCGGGTCGGCCGCCTTCGTCATGTCTACGATGTCCTGCCGCTTCACCAGCGGCCGACTCGTCGACGGCTCCACGCGGGGCGGCTGGCAGGCCGCGATGATGGCCTCCTCCATGCTGGCCCGAGCCTGGTAGAAGGCCCCGATCGCCGCCGACAGCTTGTCGGCCGCTTCCTGCTGCTGTTCGGCCACCGTCGGCAAGTTCTGTTCTCTGGCCCGCCGGTCTTCGGCTTCCCAGCGGTAGGCGGTGGCAATCGGAACGTCCAGCTCAGCCGCGGCCTCCGGCACGCTCTTGCCCTCACGGAGGCGTACGGCCAGGGCTTCCCGCGGAGAGACCTCTATCATGATCGTCATGATATTGCCTTTCCCTTGAGAATCTCGCTGACGTGGTCGTTGTAGTACGCCAGACTCCACAAGCCCCCGCATCCGCCCACCGTGGCGTCACACTCGATCCACTCCTCCCCGGCCGTGCGGATCAGCGCGCGAAGATCACACCCAGGACACGGGCCGACCAGCTCCTGCACATGCACTGTCCACGGAGCCAGTCCGTGGGCGGCCCTGCGCAGGGCACCGATCTCCTCCATGAAGTCGACGATCCACTCTCTGCTCGCGGCCCACTCGACGTGACGAGCGAGGAAAGCCGCCAGCTCCGCAACGCCGGCAGTGGCCGGGTAGACCAGGCCGCGATGCTCACAGATGAGCCACGTCCAGTTCTTCAGCGTGCTGGGTATCGACGGCGGACCCACCTGATCGTCGTCATCGCCGCGATAGGCCACAGCTCCATCATTGATCATGCACAGCACATCAAGGCGGGCTGGCACAGGCGCTTCGACGCGCCCGCCGGAAACTCTGTCCCCGCCGCTCGTTCCAGGCATCACGTGCTCGCCGAGCCAACGGTGCAGCGCGGGCGCCGCGCCGAGATCACGGCGCAGCCGGTTCGAGCACGGCAAGCAGATCAGCAGCCCATCTGCGGCCTGGCGAGGATCGCCGTCTCCGCCGCAGGTGGGCGCTACGCACAGGGTGGTTTGGGTCAAGGGGCTCCCTCCAGTCATGGGCGAGGTCTTATCGCAAGCGAAACAGCTTGCGATAAGACCCCGCCATTGTGGCTGGTCACCCCAGCCGCAGCGCCATGACGAGATAGCGGTAGACCGGCTGCTCGGAATCCTCGGTCACCATAACGGGCTTGGCCGATCCGTTCATACCGAGACGCGCCCTTGGCGTGTCCACGCCGGTGAGCCCGTCCAGCAAGAAAGTCGGCAGGAACCCCACCGTGACCGGCGGCCCCGACACCTCCGCCTCGACCGTCTCCGCCGCTCGGCCAAGGCCGCCGCCACCGGCTTCAACGAGCACCTGGCCGTCGCTGAACGACAGACGCACGGCCGTACTCTTCTCCGCCACCAGCCCGATGCGCTTCACCGCCGCGATGAGCGGGGCAACATCGACCTGAACCCACGTCGAGTAGTCCAGGTTGAGCCGGGCGCGGTAGTCGATGTAGTCCTCCCCCATCAGCCGGATCGTGGTCAGGCGCCCGCCCCCGGCGATCGACACCAGCTTGTCGTTCCAGCCGATCTCCACCTGGCCCGCGCCGTACCCCTTCACGGTGCCCTCCAGCTCCGCGGCCGGCACCATCATGAACGCCGGACGAATCGCCTTCTTGGCCTGTGGTGGAATCGCGGTCCACGCGAAGGTGCGGCTCGCGATCCGGTAGCGGTCGGTGGCGGCAGCCCACGCGTTTTCACCCTCGATGTCGAAGCGGACGACGCACAACATCGGGATGGTGGTGTCCCTCGACGCCGCTGAGGTGACCTGGCCGGACACCTGCTGGAGCAACGCGCCGTCGATGACCGCGCTCGGACGCGGCGGCGCGGGCAGCTTCGGATAGTCCTCGACCGGCATGGTCAGGAGCCCGAACTCGGCCGTGCCGCAGCGCACGACCAGCTCCGCCCCGGACAGCGACAACTCCACCGGCTTGCTCGGCAAGCTCTTGCACACCTCGACGAGCAACCGCGCGGGCAACAAGGCCCGCCCCGGCTCCGCCACCTGCGCGCCGATGTCGCACTGCGCGGACACGTCATAGTCGTAGGCCGACAGCCGCAGCTTGTCGCCCTCCGCCTCCAGCAGCATGCCCGACAGGACTGGCGAGACAGGCCGGGATGAGACGGCCCGGCCGGTCCAGGCGACAGCGTCCCGCAGGAGCACCAGGTCGAGCGTCACCTTCATGATGTCGACATCTCCTTCCTCCTCTTCCGGGGCTTCTTCGGCTCCGGCTCGTCTGGCTCGCCGAACAACTCCGCGGCCATGGACGGGTCATAGCGCCGCACACACTCCTCGCACGAGGAGAAGCCTCCGGGCGAGGAGGCAGCGCGGAGATTCAGCCAGCCGCTCCCTTCGACCAGCGACAAGCCTTCGGCGATCCAGTGGCAGTCGGCGTAGGCGTGACCGACGGAGCCCTCGGGGTACCACGGCCTGACCCAGTCGTTGTACTGGGCCCAGCTTGGGCCAGCCAGCGTTTCGGCTTGCGGTTGTGCCGTCACGCCTGAGGCCCGTCGCTCTCGACGGCCAGGGCAACTGGCAGGTCCAGCGCCCATACGTAGACCTGCTGTCCCGGCAGCGGTCTACGGAGGTACTCCATGGCCATCGACAGGCAGCCGAGCATGATGTGTTCGCCCACCCTGTAGTCCACCCTCACCACGTGCGTGACCGGGATGGCCTCATCACAGTGTTCGCACAGAATCGGCAGGCTCGCCTCGCTCATGATCGGTCCTTCCTCGCGCGGCGCTTGACGAGCCGGAAGCCCGCTCGTGCCACAGTGAAGCTCGCGACGAACGAGCGAGTGTCATCCCAGCCGCCGCTGTCGGGTTCCTCGACCAGTTCGGCGTCGTACTGCACCCCGCAGTACGGGCACATGATCGCGGCTAGTTCCTCAACATCGGCTTCGAGCTCCACCAGTCGACCGCAGCACGGCACTGCCGCCACATGCCGAAGACCGACGAGGTGCTCCACCTCCCGGAAGATCGTCCTACCGGCTAGCAGGTCCGCAGGGCGAACCGTCTCACTCCACTGGATTGGCGGGAGCGCCGGTGCCTGCTCTGGCGGTTGGTCGCGCTTGACGATGTCCAGGTCAGCGCGGAGCAGGGCCATGTCGATCTGGTCAGCCAGCAGCATCGCACGGACCGCGTCCATCCCCTCCCCTGCCGTTGCCAGGACAGCGGCGATCACCTCGACGGGGAGACTGAGGTTTGGCATGACCCGGGCGCCGCTCCCTTCCAGCGCGGTTCGAGCGGCGCCGACAATGCGTCGTATCAGATCGGCGATCTGGACGTGGTTGCCGCCTACCACGAACTCGTCGCAGTTGTACGGCGCGGCCAGCACCAGGACGTGACTGACGTCTGGAGGCGGCGCACCGTCGAACAGGTCCTTCCGCTGGTCGGCGCGCAGCAGCGCGACGGTGACTCGATCCGCGTCCGCCGTCATCGTGTGGGTCCCCATCAGGGCGCCTTGGGACTGGTGATGGCGTCGAAGGTGTCGCGGGCCATCCGCGCGTCGTCGAGCGCGGTGTGGGCGTCGTACCGATGGAGATCCACGAAGGCGTCATATAGCTCCCGCGGCTTCCACTCGACACCTGGTGTGATCGTCGAGGGGTCGCCGCTGCGTGCTTGCAGGTAGCCGAGAGCGACAGAGCGGATGTCGATCAGATGGGAGTTCGCGGTCCAGCAGTGCCCGTATTGGTCGAGAAACTTGCGGCCGAATCGGTGGTCGGAGCTCGGGTTGCTGCCGACAACGGTGGCCCCTGCGAGATGAAAAGCAAGCTGGGTGGCCACCGTTGGGGCTGAGACCCAGTCGAGCACCTCGCCTGGGTTCAGGCTCGGGCAGAGGTCGCTCTTCGACTCGATACGCGCAGGAGCGAGCTCGGCCGCGTGGCCCACCTCGCCTCGGCTAACCCGGCACCGTTGGTAGTAGCCGCTCACGTTGAGCGAGACAGGGTCTGCGCCCGACATATCCGGCTTGATCTGCCACCAGAATTCGGTGTCGTCTTGGCCAGGTTCACGGAGGATGAGGCCGATCTCCCACAGGTGGCCAGCCCGATCATCGAGGGAGGTGGTTTTCACGTCGAAGAAGACGAGCTTGGTCATGAAGTGCCTCTCAGGTCAGGCATGGACGGCCGGCCGGCCGGATGCTCGGTGCAGCAGCTTCCTGCCTCGCGCAGCAGCGAGTCGCCGGGATCGTCGGCGAACCGGGTCTTGCAGGCACAGCACGTATAGATCCACCCGGCCTGCGGGTGACCGTCGAGATCGACGGCGATGGTATGGCAGGCAGGGCATCGGTGCGGTTTGTCGTTGTTCCACTCCATGACCGGTTCCGGCAGTCGCGTCCATTCCTTGCCGGGGTTGGCCCGGTGCCATTGACGGTGGTGCGCAGCGGCCTCTTCGGCTGCGACCTTCACGACCTGCCGCGGCGACACGAAGATGCAGACGCCGGTCCGGCAGATCGCGACGTGCCAGCGGTTGGAGAACGGCTCCACTTTGACGACGAGACGAGGCATCACGCACCGCCGCCGAGGGTTGCGAGCGCTTCCTTGAGCTTGGTCAGGCGGCCCGGCCCGAACCCGGTGTAGCGGAGCATCTCGTCGTCGCAGTGATCGGCGAGATCGCCCAGCGTGCGTATGCCCACCCTGTCCAGTGGGTTCGCGATGTGCCAGGTCACGCTGGGCAGCTGTCTGATGGGGTGCGAGGCGGGGAGGCCGGTGGCCGCGACCAGTTCGGCGAGGGTACTCATGATGCTCCGTTGATCGTGAGTGGCAGGGTGGTCCCGCAGCAGACCACCGTGTGGTCGCCGCGGATCTTGGGGGCGTGGCTGTTGTGGCCGAACTCGGCAGCCAGGTCGCCGAGCAGGTCGGCGTCGGCCTGGAGCTGGGCCCAGTCGACGCGAATCTCGTCAGGGGGCGGCCAGTGGATGCCCGCGCAGGAATCGCACGGGCATCCGGCCGGGTGCGCCGTCACAGCGGTTCCCACGCTCCGGTGTCGGGGTTGAGGTAGCGGATCTCGGCCGATCCGGTGTCGGCGGCGGCCCAGTCTTTCGGCGCGAACCAGAGCGCTCCGCCCTCCTCTCCCGGCGGGACCACGAGGGTTCCCTCGTAGTCGAGCCGCCCGTCGCCGTCGTAGATCCGGAACGGGGTGCCCTGGCCGGTCCGGAGCGCGGCGCGCACCCGGGCTCGTGCGGCGCGGCTCCCAGATCCGCGGAGGAAGAAGCGCCCGGCGTACTCGCCGCCGCAGTGGTCGACGGCGATGGCCCAGCCATACGGCTCACGCATCCGGTTGCCCCTCCTTCTGGTTCAGGTAGGAGCAGCACACGATGGTGCCGGTCAGGGACAGGCTCGGCTCATTCCAGGGCTTCACCTTGAGGACGAAGCCGTCTTGGTGGCGGCTGATCGTGACGTAGGCGGCGTGGGCCTCAGTGAGGTCCCAGGTGTAGAAGGGCGTGCCGTTGGTGAAGGCGAGCGCTACGGTGATGGGCTTGTCGATGTGGAGCGTCAGCCACTTGAGCGCGGCGAGTCCACCGGCCTCGTTGCGCAGGTCAAAGGTGACCTCGGGGCCGATGCGGTTCTCCAGCTCGGCGATGAGCGCCAGGGCGAAGGCGACGACCATCGCGTCCGGCACGTCGCTGGCGACGAGCATGTGTGCGCCGTCCGGGGAGGTGGGCGAGCTGGTGGCGTAGCCGAGCTCCCATCCGTTCGCTGTGGCCCAGAGCCAGATCTCGGTGTCCGCGGCGACAGCGATGAACACGCCGGTCCCGTCGGGTACGGCGGTCAGGCCGTGCCCGGTCAGGATGGCGCTGAGCTGGTCGGCGTCATACATCGGCGCGTCCCCCGATGCGCCTAATCTCGTCGCCCTGGTCGGGCAGCATGCCGAGTACGGCGCCGGAGTCCCAGCGGACGGCGACGCCGCCCATCGGGTCCACGCGGATGACGTTTCCACGATCGCCCGGCTGGAGCCGCGAGTAGGGGTCGGTCGTAGCGATGAACTCGACCCGGTCGCCGGGCACGAAGTCGGCGAGCTCCATCACGCGTCCTCCTGGCTGACGGTGATCGTGAAGCGGCGGGTGGGGTAGACGACGGTCACAATGTCGCCGCCGTTGTAGACGAGCTCATCGGGTGTGGGCAGCTTCTCTGAGTCGTCGGTGGCGATGAGCGCCTGGAGCAGGCCGTCGTGGATCTCGGTTGCGATGTCGTCGACAGTTGGCAGATACATGAGTGGGCCTCCGTTGCAGGGGTGCTGGCTCCGCCTTGCGGCGGAGCCAGCGGAAGATCAGGGGGTGGGAGCGGGCGCTTCGCGCAGGGTGATCTGGTACGGCGTGCTGCCGAACCGGATGTGTACGCCGTGATTGGTGACGAGGAAGGCGTAGAGGGCTCCGTAGCTGTCGCAGAGGTTCCACCAGACCGGCTCGAAGGGGCCGATCGGGTCGGAGCCGTGGCGGAACATGCGTGCGATCGGCCGCTCGCTCTCCCAGACCGGAACGGCCAGCTGCTCGCGGGAGTAGGCGGTGTAGGCGGCGAGCGTCATCAGCTCGATCCGGGTGTCGGTGCGGACCAGGAAGACCACAGGGTTGTGCTCGTCCAGCGGCAGGGCGTGGCGCTTCACCGAAGCGAGCCCTGCGCCGCGGTGGCGGATACGCGGTTACTGCCGCCGATGTCGGCCTGGGTCGCCGGCCGCGCGCCCGGCGCTGTAGCCGGAGGCGTTGGTCAGCGTCCGTTTCGGCGCCTTGCCGAGTTTCGGGTATCGCTTCTCGAAGGACGCCTGGACCGCCTGTTCGCGGCTGGCCAGGACCAGTTCTGTCGAGCGGCCCGTGGCCGACGCGGTGTCGGCGGGGCGCGGTTCGCTCGTCGCGGCGCGTTCGGCGTCCATCATGCGTTCGTAGACACGGGTATAGAAGCCGAGCATCCAGCCCTTCCTGAACCCAGTGGAGCTCTTGCCGCTGCTGTCGCGAGCGGTGCGTGCGCCCTTGCCCATCTGGAGCTGGAGGGAGGCGTTGAGCAATTTGACCTGCTCCAGGTCGGAGGCGTGGCCGACGATCGTCACCAGGTAGCCGTTAGGCATCTGCCTGTAGACGGGTCGGCACCGCTTGGCGCGGGCGATGTTGACGAGCAGGGCACGCCGGTCGACGCCGTAGGAGGTTCCGATGAGGACCTCGAAGGTGGTGACTTCGTCGGCGACTTGGCCGCTGTCGGCGAGATGGGCCATCTCGACGCCGTACTTGGCCATGAGCTTCAGGGCCGCCGCCATGTAGGTGTCGGCTTCGGCCTCGAAGTTGGTGGCCTGGGCCTTGGCGAGAAGGCCCTGGATGCGCTTGAGCATCTTGTCGGGCACGTCTGTCACGTGGACTCCGTTCGCAGGCTTGGTTCGGGTGAGGGCTGGCGATGGCTAGTCGCCAGCGTTTTCGCTTGCGTTCACCGTTCTGACCTGCCGGTTTACGCTTAGCGATCACTCAAAGTCTCTCAATTTCCATGCGTTTTTGCAACTCACACGAGAACACTCTGAGAGCTCCAGAGACAGCGACAGACGCAATCCGAAGGGGATGGGACCCGACAGGGAGTCAGGGACCGTCACGGACTCTCACAGACGCATACAGACCCCTTTCCCGATCCATCGTGCAAGCGCTTTCGCATGCTGAATTCGGCGTTGCGGTTTGCGCAAAAACCGGAAACGTGGGATCACTTAGGGGAGACGACTCCTGAGCCGGATGGAGAAGGCCACCCTCATGGCAAGGGCAAAGCCGCAAGAACAGCCCGACGAAGCAGCTCCGCGAGCCCTGTTCGTCGAGCCCGGCGACGATCACAGCACCCCGGGAGCCGAACAAGCGAAAGCGCCAGCGCGGACCGGCCGAAGCCGTGAGATGGAGACGACGCCCCGTCGTATCAAGCAGCCCACCGAACGTGTCCGTCTCGCCGTGCGGATCGAGCCAGCCGTCAACTCCCGCCTCAGCGCAGCCTGCGCCGTCACGGGCGGCGGCCCTCAGAAGGTCATCGAGGACGCCCTCAACCTCTACTTCGACGCCCTCGGCGTCCCCAAGGACCTGCCCCTGCCAAAGGGCGAGAGGGAACCGCGGGAGCGCACCCCGCGCAAACGCACCCACGGCACCGCACACCTCGACCTGGTCCCCATCGGCGTCCGTGTGCTGCCTCTGACGGACGCGAGGCTGACCTACGCCTGCGAGAACATGGTGATGGGCCCCCAGGACATGGTCGAGACGGCCCTGAACGCCTATTTCATGCGCATGAGGATTCCGCATCACATCTAAGTCCCGGCTTCGGAGATTGAGGTAAAGGCTTGTCGCAGCCCGATAGAGGCTCTGGGGTCTTCAATAGAATGTGAAAATTCTTCATCGAAGAGACATGGCAGCGTTCCAAACGCCTGCAGCGCCATGGTCTTTGCGTCTTCTTCGATAAGGCAATCCTGGCCTCATCACCCTATTCCTTGAGCTCGGCCTGATCGCCTGGTCAATCCTCAAGATAAAGGGCACCTCCACCCGCAGCACGATCAGCAGTGCTTCGGTAGAGACTGCACACTCTCAACATTGGCCTCTCCACTCCCATGCGGGGCATTCGCATCGACATCCTCCATTGTCTTGGCGACCAGAATTGGTTGGAGTTGATTGATTGGCTCTCGCGCTCTGACTCCGATCAACCTTCGTGGTGTACAGATAAGGCCATAAGCACCTCGCCTACCAGGCCTTACCGCACTTATCCATAGAAGGGGCGGAGACTTGAACGTCAAGAAGATCGGCATCACGTTAGGCGCAGCCGCATGCCTGGCCATCTCCGGAACGCCGGTTCCCAGTTCAGCGACATCTGTATCGGCTAACACCCCACAAGCGGCTTCTCTCCGGCAGAAGCCGAATGCCGCAACAGCGGCCAACCCAACTCAACGCTGCCAGGCTGCACCTGGGCAATACAGGACGGGATGCATGATGCAATTTCCGGACTTTCCCGGAGGAACCATCGCCATCGACATCGACGCGGACGGGAATGGGCCAGCTCACTGGCAACTTCGACGAAGGTGGGGATACCAAGTGGTCTGCGAAATCGACTTCCAGCTTGAGGCTCCGGCTCAGTCCTGGGTGTGCAATGGCATGCCCGCAGACAACTACACACTCCATGCCTTCTCCTGGCATCCCCCGTCAGGCGTGACCTGGTTCGAGCTCGGCGCTCGATGGTGATCTGCTGTCACCGCGCGACCCTCGTAACCAGCTGAGCGGCGACGCAGCGGAGCCGTTGTTGTTGGCGCGCAAAAGAGCGGGTGCGAGCGTGCCCTACGCTCGCACCCGAGCGGTGCTAGCTGTCGGCGGCCCGGCGGCCGTTAATGTTCACCAGTTCCTTGAAGTCCGAACCGGGCCGGAACTTGGGCGCCCAGCTCTCCGCGACCTCGACCTCGGCCCCGGTAGAGGGGTTGCGAGCGGCGCGGGCAGGCTTGTGGACCTGCTCGAACGAGCCGAACCCGGTGATGCTCACCTTCTCGCCAGTGGCCACGGTGTTGGTGATCACATCCAGCACGGCGTTGACCGCCTCGGCCGCAGAGCTCTTGGTCAGTCCGGCTTCCGCGGCCACGGCCTCGACCAACTCACGCTTGTTCATGATCGATCTCCTGTTTCCCTTTGTAGTGCGGACATTCTTACCGCCAGCGTTTCCGCTGGCGGCCTAGTCGGCCGGTCCATCCGGCGCGACAACTCCAGGACGTGAACCCGGCGACGGGACAGCCGCGCCATGGGCGCATCGATCCCTCCGCCGAGCTCCAACCGCCTCACGTCAGCCTGTGCGGCGTCGGCGAGGGCCCTGGAGAAGCCATCGGGGCTGTCAGAAAACGGCAGCTCAGGACTCCCCCCATGAAGGATGATCTTGTGGGCGAGGACGCTGCCGTAGGTGGCGATGTAGTCGGCGCGGAAGCGGCGACGCAGCGACGGCGACCACTTCGGGTCGTGCTCGGTGTCCGGCAACGCCCGGAGGTGGACGTTGTAGATCTTTACTGCGGCCTTCGACGCCTCGTCGATCTCCGCGAGCAGGTCAGGCAGCCTCAGCGCGACCTGCTCGGCCAGGCCGCCGAGTCCGCCGAAACGCAGCAGGTAGCCGCCCCACCGATCGCGCGGCGAGTCTCCCGGGCCGTACGTCGGCAAGATGCAGCCGTACGCCTTCACGATCGACACCATCGCCAGGTAGCGGGCCTTGCCGTACCCGCCGGTCTCCGGGATGGCGAGACTGCGCCACTCGTACCACTCTTGCGCGCGTTCCTGCCGCAACCTGCGGCGCAGCGCCTCGGCCCGCTCGTCGGCGGCGGCACGTTCGTGCTCCGTCGTACCGCGCCGCGCCAGATCTTCCCAGGCGGCGAGCCGTGCGGCGAGCTTCGCGATCGGGTGCACGTTCGCCTCAGCCGGGGATGACGACGAGGAGAGCTCTGACCAGAGTCCCCGACGCCTTGAACGTCTCCGCCGGCAGCTGCTCGATCCGACCGGCGCGGGCCTCTACCATGCCGCGGAAGGCGACGGCAGCGGTTCTCGTACCATGCGCCACTCCCGCGCTCATGACGGCGACCAAGGTCCCGCCCGGCTTGACGAACCTGAGCGCGTGGTTGACGTGCGCGATGTCCTTACCGGATCGGAACGGCGGGTTCATGATCACGGCGTCGTAGCCATCCGGGCGGAGCTCTTCAAGTCCGGGGTCGACGGTGAGGAAGTCCGCGGCCAGGACCGCCCGAGCAAGACCGGCGTCGGCGAGCTGTCCCGCCATGCCCGGGTGGAACTCCACGCAGTCCACCAGCCCGCCGCACGCCGCAGCCGCTCGCGCGATGTTGCCCGTACCCGCCGAAGGTTCCAGCACCGTGACCCCTGCCCGAACTCCGGCCTGGGCCGCAAGCCGGACGGCGAGTTCCGGAGGGGTGACGAACACATCCAAGTGCGCCGACGCCGTGGTGTTCACCGCGGCGACCTTCGACTTGAGGGCGGCCATCGCCTCCTGGTCCACGATCGGGGCGACCGCCACCTTCTCCCGCTTCGCCACTGGCCGGCTGCTGGTGGCTGCGACGACCGGCCCATCGTCGGCGTGCGGACACTCCACCTTCAGCACGTCGGTGAACGGCACCTTCGGCTGCCAGTGGTCGCGGAAGTCCAGCCGCACGGTCACCGTGTTGACCCTCATGGCCAGCCCGTTGTAGCCCCACGCCCAGACCCGGTCGCCGACGTGCACATTGTGCTTGCCGTACTCGACGAGCACGCCTTCCTCGACGGCGGCGGCGACCTGCTGCTTGTCGTAGGCGAGCTGGTCCTCCAGCTGTGCCTTGCGGGCGAGCAGCTGCTCGCGCTGCTGGCCGGTGACGGGCTGGTGGGTCTCGATGTAGTACGGATCGCCCTTGTAATCCCGGAACACCCGCTCGTATCCGTCCAGGCTCCGCTGGATGCCGCGCAGTTCGGTCTCCGCCTTCTTGATGCGGCGGGCGGTCACCCTGGGCCTGGCGGAGTGGGCGGCAGCTGAGCCGACTGCGTTCGCACGGCGTGCCGTCTCGTGCGCGAGGTCGCTCTCCTGCGCCCCGGTCTGCATTGCCCGGTCGATCTTCTCCCGATCCTTACGGGCTCGCCGCTCGGAGTGGTGCCCGATGAGGATCGGCTGGCCCATCGGGATGCCGTCCGCGATCTCGTGGGCCCTGCCGTACGCGGAGGCGGCCCGGCCAGCGTGACGCTCTGCTTTGTTCTCCAACGCGTGGCGACGGTCCTCCAGCCGGTCGGCCTGATCGGCGAGCACCGTCGCCCGGTCGCGGTGCTCGTCGTCGATCTCGACTGCCACCTCGAATCCGGCCTCGCGCAGCTTCTCCGCGCCTCGGTTGATCTTCCAGCGGTCGGCGACCCGGTCGCGGGAGTGCCGGATGCCGATGGCGCGGATGGACGGGAAGTAGTGGAACCCGATCGGCTTGAGGATCTCCCAGGCTCCGTCGCCCTTCCTCGTGCCCTCGACCAGCGTGCCGTCGACGTGGGTGTGCCTGATCGTGATCACAGGTCGGCCTCGTCTTCCCCCGCCGCGACGATCTCCTCGGCGAGCGTCAGCGCGGCGCCGGGGTCGACCACAGGGCCGGAGCGCAGCGCGAACACTTCGCATGTGGCGGGGCACTCAGTGGTGGTGTCGTCGGCGCTGGCCGGGGTAGTGCCGCAGAACAGGCAGGTCTCGATCGGGCGGGTCTGGCGCACGTCGAACGTGCCGCCCTTGACGAACCAGCGCACCTTGGGCGGGATCGTGATCTCGCCCTTCTCGCGGGCCTTCTTGTCCTCCTCGCTGTCTTCGTTCTTGCGGCCTGCGCGGCGGAAGGTGACCATGCCTTTCTCGCCGCTCTTGACGCAGCGGCCCTGGGCGAGCCAGTAGCTGAAGCTGCCGCAGTGGGAGATGGGCCTGCGCTGCGCGGCGAGCAGCATCACGTTCTTCGCCGAGTAGCCTTCGGCACTCTCGTCGGCGGGGTCGTTCTTGACGCCGATGCTGGCCGCCATCGCGCAGAACAGGTCCAGCTCGCCCGGGTCAGCGATAAGCAGCTCTGCGTAGCTTTCCAGCAGAGCGTTGGCCACCGCCTTCTTCTCGGCAGCCTTGTTCTTCATGTCGTCGGTGACGCGTCGGCGCTGACGCCGGGCCTTGGTTCTTGGTGCCATGTTCGGGTGAGGTCCTATCGATAGCGGTTTCGCTTGCGGGTTTGCGCGGGCGGCCCGTGGCTGTCGAGCCGCCCGCATTCGGTCAAGGCGTGGGAAGCGGGGGCGTCTCGGAAGACGCCGCGGCGGTCCGGTTGTCGAGGAGCTCGGGGTCGAAGCTGGGGTACCGCTCCGCATCGGCCCAGCACAGGCCATAGCGCCAGCCGTCGGCGGTGATGGCCACCTCGGCGGGGTCGGCGCAGCCGGGGGCCGCGCACGGCCAGTTGGACTCCAGCGGCCGGATGAGGTTCGACCAGACGACGGCGGTCATACGGTGATCCCAGTCAGCTTCTTCAGCGCGGCGATGGCGTCCAGCCATCTGTCTGCCTTCGCGAAGTCGATGGCATGGTTTTCGCAGGGCAGGTCAGAGATCCCGGATTCCCTGACCGTGCGGTTGCAGTCGGCGCAGAATCCCACCTCGTGATACTCGGCGGCGGCCTGCTCTAGGCCGTACAGGATGTCCAGCACCAGGCCCTCAGTGAGGACGACAGGGATGGACCGGTCGGGGTTGAAGGTGGGCACTTCAGTCAT